TTATGCCGCAAGGGGTGGCGTGCCTTCCTCTGTCCCCGTACCCCCAGATGTACCCCCGTTTCCCGCTGCATGGTCCCGCTCCGAAACCCGCTCCGAAATCCACGCCTCGACCTCGGATTCCACCCAGCGAACCGAGCTGCCCAAAGTCACCGGTTTCGGGAAGGATCCGGCCGAAATGCGCGAATACAGGGTCGACTTGCCCAGGCCCACCCGGTCCTGGACCTCGCTTCTGCGGAGCAGGCGGCGCGGGATGATGGGCGGCTGGTCAGCGGTCATGATGCCTCCTTCGCCGCAGCTCGCGGCTGTTTCGTTTTAGAAAATGGGGTCTGCGCGGCCAGCCCCGGCAGCCGCATCTGTACGACGTTGTGTGGCGCCGCGATCGAGGGCAGCACCTTGCGCGCGCTGCGGGCGGGGCGATTGATGCGCCGCCATTCCGCCAGGGCTGCCTCGGGCTCTGCGTGCTTGCTGGTCGCCCTGCAACGGCACTCGACGAGGTGGCCGCCGCCGGCGGTCAGGCCGCGCAGGTCGAGGATGTGGCGCGCGCTGTGTCCGGCGGCGCAGGCCGGCAGCCCTTCGGGGTGGCTGATGTGTCGCTGGGTCATGGAGTGGCTCCTATTTAGATCGATTTCACACGGCATCTATTGAGGTTTGCCCCGGGAAGGGAGACAGTCGGGCTGTGGAGTAGTCGAGGTGTTGCATGGGTTCGAGAGAAGCGCCTGAGTCGTTTCACAGCGTCACGTTGTCGATCGAGCGGCATAGCTACACGGCGCACCTCTGGCGCGGAGGTCCCGCGCAGTGGCGTCTGCTGTCCGTGGAAGTTTGTGGCGTCGCAATCCCGGTTCTGGAGCGGGTCGACTTTGCTTCTTGTCGAGCGTCGCTGGAGGCTGCTGAGCGCGCCGTCATCGCGGAGCTGGCGGAACAGAAGTCGGGGCATCGAGGCGCAGCCTGACGAGGCTTCTAGGGGATCGTCCATCAGGCGACTTCCTCCGCACTCGGGTCTCCCCAGGCTTCGAAATGGATCCCCGCCCGGAGCTTCGCCCCAGGTCGGGGTGCGAACGCCGGCCGATGGATCGCGGAAACAAGCAGCTGCGTCTCTGCGCGCTTGTTGGCCGCAGCGCGGACCGGGGCGGCGTGCCAGTTGCAATTTCCCAGCGGAACGCCGTGCGCAGGCTTCAGACAGCGGCCATCCCATTCCAGCAAGCCCCAGCCCATCGGCAGGTCATCAGGCCGAATCACCCCGGCGGGGGCGGCATAGAAGCGCCAGTCGCCAACAGCGCGAGCGGGATCGACGCGGTGTGGCTTTTTCGCATCAGCGAGGAAGTCCGAGCGGCTGGCCTTGACCTCTACTGCCATGGAGACGGCATCGCGCCAGCCAATGGCATCCGGCTGCTCGCTGCACGCGGCCTTAAATGGATCGGCCAGGATCGCGGCGCAGCCATTTCGCCGTAGCCACCTTACGGCAGCCGCAACGATTTCGTTGTGAACCGGCCCAGCCATCAGGACACCTCCACGCGCTTGAACTCAATGACCCATACCCACGGGTTGCTGTCCCAGTCGCCGCCCGTGCTGGTCCAAAGCTCTCTGAATTGGATGCGCAGATCGTCATTGCCGCCGTCCACGGTGAAGCGGGTCGTGATGCCTTCGGCGACGCAGTCCTGCGCGCTGATCGCCTGCAGCCGCTCCACGCGGACGGCGGTGATCTCCAGCAACAGGCGGCAGGCTCGGTGTGGCATGCAGATGGAAGACCTCCACGGGGTCTGCTGGAACTGCATCGGCCCTTTCCCGGGCTGGCCAGTCAGGTCGTGGATGATGGTCGTGCGCTTGTTCCACCGGGTGGCGGAGTCAGCCTCGTAGGCGTAGCCATAGCGCACCTCGCCATAGCCATCCTTGACTTGGCCACTGGCGACAGGCTTGAAGCGCTCCCGCACCCACAGCCGGTCGTCGGGCTGGCCGAAGGGGCATTCGTCAGACATCGGCTCGATGCTGCGCTTGGGCGTGGCTACGCGCCGGGTCTGCGTCTTCGCGCCCGCCAGGATGGCGCGCACCATCGCGCCGTTGAACAGGATGGGACGCTCGCGCATCAGCGGGGATCCTTGGGCAGCAGAGTGGGGCCACGGCGCAGCGGCTTCACTGCGCCCTGGGTGGCGGTGGTGTGCGGGATCGGGCCGGTGTGGCGGTACTCGCGCAGTACGTCGGCCACGAACCGGCCACGCTCGCGGCGCTGCACGACGTACTCGGGGAACGCATCGCCCGGCAACAGCGCCTGGGCTTCGTCCATGAGCGCGACGAACTTCTGCTGCCATTCGAGGGGCATGGACTGGAGCGTGCGGCGCGGCACGACCAGGTAGCCGGCCCGGCCGAGACCGAACGCTTGCCAGACGGGGCCGTCGCAGTACGGATTGATGGCGTGCTGCTGTTTGGTGTCAGCCATTGGTAGTGGCCTCCCAGCGCTTTATCGTTTTGCAGTAAGCAATCACCTTCCGGCAATCGGGACAGGTGATCTTCTCGCTGGGATCTGCGAACAGAACATCCGGCTCGTCGGCGCAGTCTTTGAGGTGATTGCAGTCCCAGGCGACACCGCACAACGTGTACTCGCCGGTCACTGGGGTTCTCGTGTGTTTGACCGGCTCAGCCATTGCCCACCCCCGGCGCTGCATCGCGCTGGCCGTCGATGAGGGCAAGCGCCTCGTCCATCACCGCGATCCCTTCGCGATACAGGGCGACGTCGTTGTTGTAGTCCGTTTCGCCTTCGATCCCGTGCGGCGGCACGATGGTGCGGATTGCACGGGTTCCGGGCGCGTTGGGGTCCTTGGGCAGATGCGTCTTCCAATGCCGCCGACGGCGCTCGAGCAACTCGCGAATCGGCTCCAGGTCGATGCCCTGCGCGGGCGTGGCGCGATAGAGCGGCTGAGTGAGCTTCCCGGCACCGCTTTTGCGCGCGGGCAGGTAGTGACCGCCCTCACCGCGTTGCGGATCTGCGTGCGCTTCCAGTTGTTCCGGGCTGACCCAAACCGCCACCTCCTGCGCCGCCGGCTGGCTGGCGGCGAGGGCGGCAATGGCTGCATCGAGAGCGGCAGTTCGCGCGGGGCTACCTGCATCAGTCAGTCGAGCACGCATCTCCCGCAGCACCAGGACGTGCGCATCCCCCTGCACCTCGCCAACCTGTACAGGCTGTTTGCCTATGGCGCCCGAAGGCGGCACGAACTGAGCATTGTGGTTGTTGGTCGTCATGGCTGGCTTCCCTTCGCGTGGTCTTTGATGCGATCGATGAGGTAGGTGGTTTCGGTGCGCCACTTGGCGCGGTCCAGCGGGTTCATGTGCTTCGTGAGGTACTGGAGCTTTTCGAGCGGCTCGATAAGCCAGGTCAGGGAAAAGGGCGTGTCGGAGCGGTGGTCGCGGATCGGCGCGAACGGCCTGCAGTCCGGCCCCGCGAGCCACTCGGTTTCGCCGCAGTCCAGGCATTCGCCCTGGCCGTTGCTGCCGGCCGGCCATCGGTGGTCCTTGTGCTTGCCGGCGGGCGGGTGCAGATAGAGCGCGCGGATTTCCAGATTCCGGCGCCGGCGGTGCTGTACGGCGCCCATTTCGGCCGGTTGCCACGGCTCGGTGCTGTGCCGCGGCCTGCGCTCGTATCGGACCGGTTTCTGCGTGCCGTACAGCTGGGTCAGGAGCGTCTGCGCCCAGACCTGCACCACTGCGGCCGGCACCGGCTCGCTTGCGGCGCCAGCGCGGCGCATGTCACGCACGGTCGAGGCCACGGTCGGCGCCTCAGCCATCGCGGCCGCGCCTCCACGCGTCGGGCACCTGGCTGGCGCAGAGCAGGGCGCCCATGAGCATGTAGACGCCGGTGTCGTTGATGCCTGCCCAGTGCATGGCGCCGGCGACGGCCGCGAGCAGGGCACAGAGCAGCACCAGGACGGCCGCGCGCCAGTGGCGGATCAGTGCGCGCATCGGATCTGCTCCATGAGGCGCGCGAACTGCTCTTCCTGGCGGCGCAGCGCCCAGTGGAGGCTGGCCCACGCGCCGGTGGCGAAACCCAGCACCAGACCGAAGGAGAAGTCGAGGGCGTTCATGCGGCGTCGCCTCCGTTGCCGCGCGCTGCGCGGGCGAGGGTACGGGTCATGTCGGATGCCGCGCGGCCTGCGCTCTTGCGGCCGTCCAGCACCTCGCGGCGCGCCAGCGCGGCGGCGCGGGCGATGTGATGCGCGGCGTAGCCCATGCGCTTGGCGGCGATGGCCACCGCCAGGCCGGCGCCGTTGGCGCGCGCTGCGTTGTCGATGGGGAACTGCAGGACGACGGCGCTCATGCGGCACGGCCATCGGTGTGTTCGGCGATGAACGCCTGCAGCTTCGGCACCAGGTTGTCAGGCCCATCGAAGCAGGCCGACCCTACCCAAAGAGATGCCGGGGTGGAGGTGTCTGCGTCGGACGGATCCACTCGCGGCCTTTGACCGCGGTTGGCCCAGGCGAAGGCAATCGTCCGTCTCGCGCTGCCCTTCCTGTTGGCGGTGTACAGCCACATGCTCCAGATGCCGTCGTGACCGCGGCCCAGGCCGAGGAGGACGCCGAAGCAGCGAGCGGTGAACTCGACCTTGGAGCTCATGCGGCGCCGCCTTTGGCCCGGGAGAGGGCGCCGGTCACGGAGGCGATTCGATCCTGCAGAACGATGTCCACATGGCCGTGCGGCGTAATGGCCAGCACCTCGCACTCACCAAGCAACTCGGCGACTGCGGCCAGCGTCGCAGCATCTTGGTTGTCCGGCCCCCACTTCTTGGTGGCCTCCTTGGCGTTGTAGCGCAGCACCGCCAGCACATCGACAGGGGCGCTCATGCCGCAGCCTGCTGGGTGCTGCGCAGGTCTGCGGCGGCGCTCAGGAGCTGCGCGGCGGCGTCTTCGGCTTCGGTGGCGGAGAGGTAGACGCGGCCAGCGGCGCCGACGTGCATGGCGACCTTGCCGGTTACGGGTTGGGCTTGGACCAGGACGGGTCCGGAAGAGGTGCTGAGGGCCAGGGTGGCCATGCTGATCTCCGTGCCCCGGCCCGGATGGGCTGTTACTGGGGCGACGAAGTAAAGTTACAGAATCCTGTAGTGACCTGTCAACAGGATTCTGTAATTCTTTTCGGGCTGCTGGCCGGGCCTGACGGGGCTGTCATGAAAAAGCCCCGCGATGCGGGGCTGTTCTTACGGTGTAGGTGGGTGCCTGGGGTCGGCGATCACTCTGGACGGTGACCCGTAAAGCACAAGCACCCTTGATCCGGTCGCGTACGTCGGGTCTGGGCCTTGAACAACTGTCATCAGGTTGCCGTTCTCTGTCTGCACCACGTACTCAAGTCCGCGAGTGGCGGAAACGCTGCGCTCGGTGGCAGCGCCTGCAATGGCGCCGACCACGATTCCACCAATCGCACCAACTGCATTTGCCCTGTCGCTCCCGCCTATCGTTGAGCCAGCGACGCCGCCGGCGGCAGCGCCGGCAGCGGCTCCGCCGCCTTGGCTACCGTCAATGGACACGGATCTAACGCTGATCACTGTTCCGGCAACAGTCCGATTCACCTGCCCAACGGAGCCAATCGAGTAGCTGTCAGTTCTGACATTTGGTGCGCATGCGGACAGCGCTGCGGCACCAAAGAGCGCAAGGCAGGCGCGCTTCACTCGCTCACCTGGGAGCTAGGGAACATCGGCTTGCTCGCGTCCACAGTCTCCAGCGCCTGAAGGAACTGCGAGATGTTGTTTTGCGCCGAGCGGCTGAGCGATTCACGCGCCCTGACGACACCTACAAAGGCGTAGTCGAAGGGGACGGTTCCCTCAGCGCTGACGTCCTGCGTATAGACGATGCTTCCATTGGCGCGATCGATGAGCTCGTATCGTGCGATCGTCTTCGTCGTCATGGATGCACCAAATCCAGGGATATCAATCGCAAGGATCTTGACCGAGAGGCTGAACTTTCTGGGTGCATCGTCTCGGAAGATTGCCATCTTGTTGAGGGCTTCAGTCAGAGCTGTCTGCCACATCTGTGGGACTTCGTGCTGCGCCTGGGCAGGGATTCTGCCCTTGGCCTCATCCGGTCGAGCAAGCGTGACCGTCAGGGATCTGAGCTCTCCTTCGATCTTCTTGGTGCTGACGCCGACGCTGGGAACTGAGAAGTTCAACGGCGGGTTTGTGGAGCAGCCGGCCACCGACATCGCGATGGCGGCTGCGAGGAATAGCTTCTTCATCCTTGGTTCCCCTGGGTGTAGACAAAGCGCCTGTCGGCGCCATCAATTAAATCGATCGATCCTGTTGCGCAGGTAGACCTTTCCGCCGATCAGCGTTCCTTTGGGCATGGGAAACGCGGGATACAGGGCAGCATTCGCACTCACCACGTAGATCGCGTCGCCACGATCCTGCAGTCCCTTGATTTGCTGGCCATTGCCCGTGTTGAGCAGATAGATGCCGTCACCGTCAAAGGACTCCACTCCCGTATCCACCATCAGAGACTCACCTGGGTTGATGACAGGGATCATGGAATCGCCGCGGCCGGTGACCAGCACAAGGCGGCCTGGTGGCGGCACGAATCCAACCACGGAACGGATGTAGGTGGGGGCAAAATCCATGCCTCGGACAATGTCCGGGAAGTCCTCATTGATGCGTCCATCCCCCATGTCTGCGTCTCCATCCAGTTGTTGGACGCGAACATAGTCGGGGCTGGTCTCAATCGCTAAGACGGCTGAGACCGGGGCCTCTCCCCGCGCCGTCTTCGGACCTTTGCCGGTTTCCAGCCAGCGCTGGGAGACGCCCAGCGCGTCGGCGATGACGCGCAGCTTCGTGGTGGTCTGCATACCCCCGCGTTCCAGCTCGGACAGCGTGCTGTAGCCGATACCGGTCTTTGAGGCCAGCTCGCGCCGCTCAATGCCTTGTGATTCGCGCTCACGACGAACGCGGGTGCCGATGGTTTCCATCGGGAAATGGTCACAGAACTCTGTAACAGAATGCTGTTGACTAGACCTACAGGATTCTGTAGCTTTCCTATACATGGACTGGAAATCTCAAATTCAAGGTTTGATCGGTGCCGGCGCAACCGTTGATTCGATTGCGGCCGGGATGGGTGTTACGCCCAATGCAGTCCGCGAAATCATCGCTGGGCGTACTAAGGCGCCGAGAGCCGACGCAGCGTTCCGGCTAGCCCGGATGGTCGATGCCGAGCCGCTGGTGGCTATCGCGAGCCCGCGCGCTGTGATCGGACCGTTGGTCGACAGCCGGATGAGCAAACGCGCGCTGCGGGCCAAGTTCGGTTTCAAGACCGATGCGCACCTGGCGAAGGTGCTTCAGCTCCCGGTGGAGCAGGTCGAGGCCTGGCCGGAAGAGCAGGGCGTTCCGGCCCTCCCGCAGGTGATGAAGCTGCTCGGTGTCCAGGCCGAACAACCGGCGGCCGAGGCCGCCCAAATCGATCCCGACGCCGAGCGCGTCATCCAAGTGCAGGTGGCCTGATATGCGCGTGCTGTCCGACAAGTGGAACCCCCGCCTGTGGCTGAGGGAGTGGTTGAACCGTCCGTCGCTGGCTGAGCTGGAAGAGCGCAGGACCGCCGAGGCGGCCGCTGCGCAGATGTTCAAGGCCATGAGCACGCCGCAGTCGCACGGGCCCAAGTACCTCGCGGACGGCTTCAGTGTGACGCAGGTCAGCGAAGGGCCAAGTACTCGCGAACCCGAGCCTGAACCGCCGCCGACGTTACCGGATCTGAGTTGCGTGTTCCCGCGCTGAGCGTGTCCAACACTTCTTGTTCGAAATTGGGGATTTGCGTTTTCGCGTGCTTGACCAACACAGCGGTGATCGCTTCCAGCGCAGTCACACCGACCAAGATGCTGTTTCGAAACTCGATATCCATGTCGCCCTCCTTGCGGGCTGTGTTGTTGGCACATCCAGCGTAGCGCAAGAAGGGCGACGCCCTCGATCCCTGATTTGAATTCGTCCATAGCAGCCAGTCTGGCGCTGACCCGAGACCCAGTCATGAAGCACGCGACCCATTTCCTGCCTAAGCGCCAGACCGTGATCTACGGGTTCACCGAGCAGATGCTGCGAGACACGGGCAGCAATCGCCGTTCTTTCGCGATGGCGGTAGCCGACCTGTACCTGCAGCGGGTGGCTGAGGATGACCGGGAGGTCCCTTTCCGGATCACCCGCGGCGGTGACAGCGACGCTGACAAGAAGCACAACGGCCAGATTCTGGGCCGCTACCTGGATGGCGTGGTTAAGACCCTGCCGGCGAACCTCGAGGACGCATGGGTTCTCAGCCTCCCGGACCCGTACCAGACCAACTGCGAGCGGGAACTGGCCCGCCGGCGGGGGCTTCTTCCGATCCGGATCGATGCGATCGACACGGCCGCCGACACCGTGGGCTTCGGGCAGCTCTGCAAGGACTTCGGGGACCTGTGTGCCGCGATCAGCCCGGCAGTAGCCGATGGCGTGATCGACGAGAAGGACCGTCCTCATGCCAATAAAATCACCAACGAGACCGATGACATGGTCATCGCTCTACTGACGTTCCGGAAAGCGGTTATCCGCGTCATGGGCTTGGAGGGCGTGGCTTGAGCACGAACCTTGCCAGATCAACTGACGCCGGCGGCAGCCATGACGCCGCCGCCAGAATGGTGCGTAGCGGCGCTCTCGATATCCAGAAGGACCGCACCGCTGTGGCGGTAAAGCGGCACCCCGGGATGACTAGCATGGAGCTGGCACGCGCGACGGGGATGGATCGCCACATGATCGCTCGCTATCTGCCTGAGCTGGTGCGCGAAGGGCGCGCATGGCGCGGCCCGAAGACGCTGTGCCCCATCAGCAACATCAACGTCTGCACCTGGTGGCCTGTTGCCCCGGGCGACAACTACACCCTGGCGGTCTGAGCCATGTCCACCATCATCATGAGCAGCTGCTGGCCGCTGCAGGGGCTGAGCGTCACCCAGAAGGCCGTGCTGATCTCGCTCGCCGATCAAGCCAACGACGACGGCGTGTGTTGGCCGGCCATCGGGACCATCGCCAAACGCTGCTGCATGTCGGCGCGCGCTGTGCGCAGTGCGATGGACCATCTTGAGGTTGTCGGGCTGCTGTCCCGCGAGCGCAGGTTCAACAGCAGCAACGTCTACGTTGTCACGCCGGCGAAGTTCGACGCTGCTGCCACTGCTTCGAGGGGCAAGCGCAAGGTTGGGAAATCGGGGGATGCAGCGGGCGCAGGTGATGCGCCCCATGCAGGTGGTGCGCCCGATGCACCCGGGGATGCGCCCGGTGCAGGGGGTGAGGCAGCGGGCGCAGGTCTGGAGGTGCGCCCCGTGCCGCCTAACCGTCATATAACCCCCATTGAACCGTCAGGAGAACCGTCATCTCCGGCGGGCCTGCCGGCCACGCCGCCGGCAGAGGACACCGAGACGGAACTGCAGGCCGCATGCCGGGCCACCTGGGCGGCGTACGCGGTGGCCTATCGCAACCGCCACGGCGCAATGCCGGTGCGCAACGCGAAGGTCAACGCCAACGTGAAGCAGATCGTCCAGCGCCTCGGCCGCATTGAGGCGCCGCAGGTGGCTGGGTGGTTCCTGCGGGTCAACGAGCGGATGGTTGTCCAGGGCATGCACGACCTCGGGCTGCTGCTGGCGCGCTGCGAGGCCTACCGCACCCAGTGGGCGACCGGGCGCCAAGTGACCGAGACCAGCGCCCGCCACGCGGACCAGACGCAATCGAACGTCAGCGCGGCCGATGAGGCGAAGGCCCTTCTGCGCAAGGGGAGAGCTGCCCATGCTGTGTGACCACGAACAGGACCACCTGGTGGACCTGCTTGTCGCGACCGCTGAGGTGATCGGCGACCAGATGCGGCCCACCACTGCCGCGTACATGGTGCAGGACCTGGCCTGCTACACGATGCCGGTGCTGGAGGCCGCGCTGGCCGGTTGTCGCCGCGAGCTGAAGGGGCGGCTGTCACTGGCGGCCGTGCTGGAGCGGATCGCCGATGGGCACCCTGCGCCGAACGAAGCATGGGCTGTGGCCATCCAGGCCGCTGACGAGCGGGCCACGGTGGTCTGGACCACGCTCACGCAGCAGGCATGGTCGACGGCGCTGCCGCTGGTGCTGGCGGGCGACAAGATCGCCGCTCGCCCTGCGTTCCTCGAAACCTACGGTCGGCTGTTGAAGGAGGCGCGCGCTGCCCGCCAGCCGGCTACCTACACCCCATCGTTGGGCTTCGATGCGGCCTGCCGCCGCGCTGCGCTCTCGGATGCGCTGGCGAAGGGGCTGCTGCAGCACGAGCAGGTGAGCCACCACCTGGAGCTGGCCGCGCCGGCGCCGACGTTCAACGCCGTGGCACTGCTTGCGGGGAAGGTCGAGGCATCGCCCGGCGCGAGCGAGAAGACCCGGGCGCGGCTGGAAGAGCTGGCACGGGAGCTGGCCGCTTGATGCGCCCGCTCAGGACCCAGCTGGACATCTTCGAGCGCGACCCGGCGCGGCTGGCCAAGGCCAACCGTGTGGCTGCCGAGACCGCGCTGCGCGACGTGCAGTTCAGTGCGACCGAGCGTCAGGAACGCCACGACTACTACCTGGGCGAGGCGCTGCGGCTTGAAGCGCTGGCCCGCCAATGCAAACCCGCGCCGGCCCGCCGCCGCCGCACCACCAGACAGACAGGAGCAACACCACGATGAAGCCGCTGGTCATCTACCACGCAAACTGCGCCGACGGGTTCACCGCGGCATGGGCCGTCCGCCAGGCGATGGACGCCGAGTTCCACCCCGGCGTTCACGGGGAGCCGCCGCCGGAGGTCGCCGGCCGCGACGTGATCCTGGTGGACTTCTGCTATCCGTTCGACGTGCTGATGCGGTTGGGACGGGCTGCCCGCTCGGTGCTGGTGCTCGACCACCACAAGTCGGCCGAAGCCAGCCTGACGACGGAGAATCGCTACTTCGGTCAGGGTGGCATGGCGCACGTTGTTCGACTCGACAACCTGCCGGACGCGCGGCAGGCCTGGGACTACTACTCCGCCAACGCCAGTGTCGGCAGTGGCATCGTCTGCGCGCTCTTCGATATGAACCGCAGTGGGGCCGGTATTGCGTGGGACTTCTTCCACCCCGGCAAGGCGCGGCCGGCGTTCCTTGATCACGTAGAGGACCGCGACCTGTGGCGGTTTGCCCTGCAGCACACGCGCGAGATCTGCGCCACGGTCCACAGCCACCCGTACACGTTCCAGGCGTGGGACGCGCTGGCCGCCGAGACGACCTATTCGCTGTACCAGCAGGGGCTGGTGCTGGAGCGGGCCAGAGCGAAGGACGTGGCCGAACAGGTCGCGCTGTCGCGCCGGGAGCTGGTGATCGGCAACTACCACGTGCCGGCGGCGAACGTCCCGCGCGCGCTGGTGAGCGAGGCCGGCCACCTCATGGGCAAGGGCCGCGCCTTCGCCGCCTGCTACTACGACACGGCCGCCGGCCGCGTGTTCAGCCTGCGGTCCACGCCGGACGCGGTGGACGTGAGCGAGGTGGCCGCGCTGTACGGCGGTGGTGGGCATGCGCGCGCTGCAGGATTCACTGTCCCGCGCGACCACGAACTGGCGAGGGCCTGACCATGAAGAGGTCAACGTGGGATGCAGTCTTGTTTGTGACGGGGTTTCTGGCTGTTCTCGGGATGAGCGCCCCCGCCTGGGCCGGGGTATTGGTAGGGGCAAGCCTGGTGCTGCTGCGGCGGACTGCCTGATGGACTTCAACGCCTACAGCACCCGCAGCAGGTTCGCCGCCGAGATCAACGCCGGGTACTCGGCCCGGCTCAACGGCAAGCGCCTGAGCGACAACCCGCACCTGGTATGGATCGAGTGCGAAACCGAGGATGGGGCCAACCGCAGGGCTGGAGCGCTGAGCGAGAAGGCGCAGGCCTGGCAGCACGGGTGGAGGCTGGCCGACAAGGACGAAAGTGGCAGGGGAGGCGCGCGCTGATGAGTGCCAGGAAGATGCTCGCCCAGTTCACGACCGACCAGTTGCTGGAAGAGATCGTCCGGCGTCGCGAGGACCGGAAGGACATAGGGGACGTGCAGCCCTGCGATGAATGCAGGCACTTCAAGTTCTGGATCGCCAGCGGCGAAGTGCCCAAGGACTACAACCCTTGCGAGCTGGGCAATCGGATGCGCTTTCACATGGCCGGTGACGGTGAGGACCCGCATAGCAGCATCGGCTACTACCGGCGTGTATGTGTCTCTCGCTCCCCGCGAGAGGGGGCAACCTGATGTGGTCCAAGGCACCACCGCCGACCGCAGCCGAGGCAGCCCGCATCGAGGCATCCAAGGTGGGGCCGTGCATGGCCTGCCTGTCGCTGGTCGCCCAGGAGCTGCTGGCGCCGCCGCTGGTGGTCTACGGCTGCGACTACAACCACGCCAAGAGCGGGAACCTGCGGCGCGGCCACGCCTTCGGGTACGCCCTGTGCACCTGGCACCACCGCCGGCACCCGCTGGGCGGGAACAGCTTCGCGACGATGCGCGAGATCTACGGCCCGAGCCTGATGGATGGCTCGCGGACCTTCCACGAGACGTATGGCACCGACGACGAGCTGATCGCACAGCAGACGTTCGTCAACGAACAGAGGCAGGCAGCATGACGACCAGTACCACCCACGACCTGACCCCGGACGCGATTCGCGCCTGGTTCGCGGACCAGCCGGCCGGCGCGGTGTTCACGATGCCGGCAATCAGCAAGGCATTCGGCGTGGCGCCGGGTGAGGAACGGCGCAGGCTGGCCTCGTCGGTCCGCTGCGGCTTCCTGTGCGGCTTCCTCGAGCGGACGCAGGTGGCAGCCGGCACCGCGTATCGGGTGAGCGGCAAGAGCATGCGGAGGGAGAGGCTGAGCGAGGAAGAGCGGCGCGAGCGCAGCTTGGCGAACCAGCGGGCGCGCCACGAGCGGCATCGCCGCGCCAAGGGCGTGAAGCCGGTGCCGAACCGCTCGAAGCTGGTCCGGGCGACGCGGGTGAATCTGCCGGCGGCCGGGGTGTCGCTGCCGACCGTCGCGGCGGCCGGGCGCGCGCCCGAGACGGTAGAGCAGTTCCTGGCGCGCGGTGGCCGGGTACACCGGCTGGCGGCGAGCTGGGACCAGACGGAGCGGGCGGCATGAGCGAAATCGAGAAGCGCGCGCGGGAGCTGTTGGCTGCGGAGTATGAGCGATTCGACCTGCCTAGCACTGCGGCAGGTGTCCGAGATGGGGGATATGACCTGAGCCCTTCGATGCGCGCGCTGGTCGCCGCGCTCACGCCGCCCGAGGGCTACGCGCTTGTGCCAGTTGAGCCGACCCCGGAGATGCTGCAGGCGGCGGCGTTTGGCGTAGCCCGGAAGACCGGCCAGAAGTTCAATCCGATGATGTCGGCTGGCTACGCCGCCATGCTCGCTGCACGCCCGGGGGTGTTCTGATGGACGCCATCGAGATGCGGGCGCGGGAGCTGCTGGCGGCCCAGTACGATGCAGGTAGCCGGTCATTCACCGCAAGGCAGATCAGGGTCGATCCTGCAGCGCTTGGCGATGACTTTCTGCGAGCGCTAGGAGCGATCCGTGCCGCCCTCATGCCGCCCGAGGGCTACGTGCTGGTGCCGGTAGAACCGACCGGTCGAATGATCGACGCCGGGATCCTTGCGTATGACGGGAAATGCGAATCCAGCTACGTCGCGATGCTCGCCGCTCGCCCGGAGGTGACCGGTGGCTGAGCCCGCGCTGGAGCTGGTGCTCCCCTGGCCGAGCAAGGACCTGTCGCCGAACGCTCGTGTCCACTACCGGGTGAAGGCGCAGGCCACGAAGACCGCACGGCAAACGGCGGTGCTGCTGGCCTATGAGGCCGGATGGCGAGGCCTGCGGCTGCCGGAGGGCCGGCTGTATCTGTGGATCGAGTGTTACCAGGCGCCGGGCAAGAAGCTCCCGGACGACGACAACATGATTGGCCGGTGCAAGCCCTACCGGGACGGCATCGCCCAGGCGCTGGGCATCGACGACAAGCGGTTTCGCTGCCTCCCGTTCGTCCATGACGAGCGCCGGCCCGGCGGGCAGGTAGTGATGCGGATTACGGGCAAGCCCCGGATGGTGGAGTAGGTCGCGAGTGGTGCGACGGAAGGGCGGCAAGCTGGCTGGATGGACCTGACCTGCTACGACGACAAGGCGCTGGAGCTGCTGAGCGGCATCCAGCAAGACATAGCCGCGATGCGCTGGGCAAGGGCTTGGAATGCCCCGGCCCAGAGGCAGCAGGCAGAGCAGGCACTGCGCCGAGCACGCGCGCTGCGCCGTGAGATCAATCGACGAGAGCGACAGGGGAATGGGCATGGCAGACGTACGTGAGTTGATGGGCCGACTGGGGCCGACGACCGTCAAATTCGATACCGGGCGCGGCGGAGTCCCGGCCCTAACCAACCAGGACATCGCGGCAGCTCTCGGCATGGTGCCTGCTGGCTTGGGCAGGGAGCTGCTGGAGGCGTGCTGGTGGCCGGACGGTGCGGCGCTGCGCCGGCACCGGCTGCGGGACGCGGTCATCGCTTTGGTCACCCCCGAGCTGCGTCGGCAGCAGCGGAGGCTCGCTGACGCCCGGACCGAGTTGGGGCTGGCCGAGGTGTGCATGGGCTGGGCCGGCGCCGTGACCGCCGAGCAGCGCGCCGAGCGTGATCGCGCGGCGCACCGGCTGGGGCAAGTCAAGGGTCAGTGCTGGCCAATCAGCACGCTGGAGTCGCTGCCGACGCTGGCGATCGCGGTGATCAGCGAAATTTCGCACCGACCGCACTGCGCCAGCTGCGAAGGAAGGGGCCATACGCTGGCAGGCGAGCTGCTGATGACGTGCAAAGTATGCGGCGGGGCCGGACTGGGCCAAGTCAGCGACCGGCGCCGGGCGTGCGCCATCGGGAGGGACGAAGCGGCCTATCGGCGGACCTGGAAGCCGGTATACGAGTGGCTGTTGAGTAAAATGGTCGAGGCAGAGCAGGAAGCCGCATGGCATATGCGGGATGCCTTGAGCTCGGCTGCATAACCTAGTGGTAATCTCGGGTCATTCACACGGAGGGTTCACGGTGATCGTTGAGTTTGGATCTGCGATAGGAGGTCTGAAGACTGCGGTTGAGCTGGTGAGAGGAGTTGCCGCTGCAGACCGAGCGCTCAACGAAGCGGATCTCAAGTTGAAGTTGCTAGGTGCGGTCAACGAGATGGTCACTGCGCAGATGGCTCTGGTTGATGCGAGGCAGGCCATCGATGATCGTGACGCAGAAATTGAACGGCTCAAGGAAGCCTTGGCAATCAAGGGCTCTGTGGTGCTTGTGAATAGCGCGTACTACATGAAGAACGAAGACGGAAGGCCGACGGGTCATGGATACTGCATGCGTTGCTACGAAGTGGAAAGCAAGCTGCGTCATCTTGCGTACGGTGGGACGATGATGGACAACCCAGTTGTGTGCCCAACGTGCGGTACCAAGTACGTCTACGCAGGGGTCTATCCGCTCGAATAGTGCGGAGGTGACACCTCCGCATGAAACCTGCCACATTGGCTACCATCGCGCACGCCTAGACCCCGCCCATCCAGCCGGGGTTTTTCTTTGCCCGCTTCCCAGTCCGGATCAACCCTCGCGCCCAGCCGGCAGCGGGGCGGGCGCCTTTTGCAGGAAACCCGATGGCCAAGATCACCGCGAAAGAAGCGGGCGGCACCAACGTGCTTGCCTTCCTGGACATGCTCGCGTGGGCGGAAGGCACCAGCACCAGCCCGGCGACGAAGGACCAGGGCTACGACGTGGTCGTGACCGGGTTCGATCGTGCGCCCGAGATCTTCACCGACTACTCGGTGCATCCGTTCTCGCGGGGGCGCAAGTCGAAGGTGATCACCAGCAAGGGCCTGACCTCCAACGCGTCCGGCCGATACCAGTTCATGCTGAGGGACTACGCGCATTACCGCGCGCAGCTGAAACTGCCGGACTTCGGGCCGCTGTCCCAGGATCGTTGGGCAATTCAACTGATCCGGGAGTGCCGCGCGCTGCCGCTGATCCAGGCGGGGAAGATCACGCAGGCGATCGCGGCGGTGCGCAACATCTGGGCGAGCCTGCCCGGCGCTGGCTACGGGCAGCCCGAGCACGCGCTCGACAAACTGCTGGCCGTCTACCGGAAGGCGGGCGGGGCCATCGTGTCGTGACCGAGCCCGTGAGCACTCTGAAGCTGGCCGTCGGCACATTCACTGCCGCGGTGGTCGCACCTGCAACGGCGGACGCCCTGCGCGAAGCCGAACGCATCATCCTGGGCGTGCCGCAGTCGGTGCTGCTGGTGGCGATGGCCGGAGCGCTGATCGGTGTACTGCTGCTGCCCGAGAAGGACGCCGAGCGAATGGCGGCCGACGCTGGGCGCCGGCGTGGGCACCGATGGCTGCAGACTGCCGCGCGCTGGCTGGCGCTCGGCGTCGCTGTCGTGGGCTACGCGATCGTTGCCGCGTGGGTCATCTCGGTCGTCTGCTACATCTGGCACGACCTCGCCGGCGCTCCTCAGCTGCCGCTGGCGGGGCTTTCTGGCTTGCTGATTCGGCGGCTGCTACCCAGCTACGTCCGTCTGGTGGAACGAGCCACCGGCGCAATCGGAGGCGATAGACCATGAGTGAAATGCTGCGGTTGCTGAGCGCGCTGTGGCGCTTGATCGCCGGGGCCGTTACTGATGCCTTGGTGTGGCTGCGCAAGCCCAGCAGCAAGCTCAAGGTCGTCTGCGCGGTCCTCTCGTTCGGCTGCCTGGTCTGCGGTTTGTCCGCTTGGGAGAGGGAGCAGAAGATCCGCGACCTGAGCGCCCAGGTGACCAAGGTCCGGGCCGACTGGACGGCCGATGCCGCCCGACTGCAGGCCGACGTCCACACGCGCGATCAGCGCTTGGCCGAGGTCGCCACCGCACTGAGGGCAGAAGCCGAGAAGTTGAAGGCCCTCAAGGCTGAGAGCGCGGCGGCACTGAAGAGCCTGGCCGGCAAGATCGAGGCTTCCGAGAAGGAGGCATCCACCTGGCGCGGGCGCTACGAACAGCGGCCCGACACCTGCAAGGCAGCGCTGGAGCTGCTCGATTCGGCCTGCCCGGCACTGAAGGGGTACTGATATGCGCATCATCCTGCTTACCACCGCTGCGCTGCTCGCCGCGTGCCGGTCCGCTCCCGCCCCGCTCAACCCGCCGCCGCCCGCTCTCATCGAGATGCCCGTGCTGGTCTACGTTCCCATCGATGCCGATCTGCGCCGGCGGTGCCAGTGGGAGCGGGAAGGGATGCCGTCGCAGGTGTTCTCCGTGTCCAACGGGCGAAAGCGCTGTCTCCAGCAGTACGAGGCGCAGCTCGACGGCATCGACCAGGTGCAGGGCAAGCCCGTGCCGGAGCGAATCCGATGAGGCGCGCGGCATGGGCGGCATGGGCTGCCGCTGTGGCGTGCGTTGGCGCAGCGCTGTGGCTCGCAGACAGGAGCACTGCGACTTCGGGGACGTGCTTCGCGGCCGCCTGCCTGCTGATGGGCGCAGTGCTTGCGCTGGACGCCCCGGCGCGCGCCAAGGGTCGCGTGGTGATGGCGCGCCGGCCCCAGAGCCCGATCCACAGCCGCAGGTAGCCGCCGAGTTCCACGCAGAAGGTTCCACGCGCGGCGACGTGAAGGTAATTGTTAATGTCCACAGATTATCCACAGAAAACTGAATGGGGCGGGGCCCCTGGGATTTATCCACAGCCACCGGGGGGAATTCGGACCCCGGTGATTGACAGTATTTCGGCCCTTAGTGCTCCACCACAGGGGACGCATTTGGCGTGTTTTCCCCGGAGAAACCGCATTTTCTGAGCTAAATAGGTTGCGCATCGGGTAGGACATGGCTGACATCCGCGAATTCACCCAAGGCTGGTCCGTCGCCCGCCTGGCGGATGAGTTCGGCATCGACCGACGGACCGCCAGTAAGCGCCTCAAGGAGGCCGGAGTCCCGCCGCTGACGAAGCGCGCCGGCCACGACGTGTATCGCCTGGCCGACGCCGCGCCGGCGCTGATCTCAACGGCTGGGATGGCGCTGGGCGCAGATGGCGTGGTGGACCCGCGCGACCTTCCGCCGATGGAACGTCGCGCCTACTACCAGTCCGAGAACGAGCGCCTGAAGGTGGAGTCCACCATTGGGCAACTGGTCCCAGCCGCGGAGGTGGAAGCCGACTACGCCGAGCTGGTGAAGAAGGTGGTGCAGTTCTTCGACACGCTGCCTGACGTGCTTGAGCGCAAGGCGGGGCTGACGCCCGAGCAGGTGGTCAAGGTCCAGGACGAGTGCGACCGCGTCCGCCAATCCATGTACGAGGGCATCACCGATGACGACGTACGCGACCGCGCGTAACGTGCGGCTCGGCGTCGCCGAGATGATCCGGCCACCGCGGCGGATTCGAGTCAGCGAAGGCGCACGAGTGCTGCAGGTGGCAAACGCTGCCGGTGCGGCGGGCGCTTGGGACGCGGACACCACGCCCTACATGGTCGATCCGCTGGATTCCACTGGCAGCCGTCACTACGAAGCTGTGGTATTCGTTGGCCCGGCCCGTTCTGGCAAGACGATTTCGCTGATCGATGCTCGCTTGGCGTACCTCATCACCTGCAATCCGGCCGATGCGATGGTCGTCCAGATGTCCAAGGACGCTGCTGAGGACTTCAGCAAAACGCGCCTCTCGCGCGGCATCGCCGCAAGCCCCGAGCTTCGCTGCAGACTGAGCCCGAGGGCTCACGACGACAACATCCTGCTGAAGTTCTTTCGGTCAGGTATGTCGCTTCGCATGGGCTGGCCATCGGTTTCAGTGCTTTCGGGCAAGGACATCCACGACGTCCTGATGACAGACGTGGACAACTACACGGGCGATCTGGCGATCGACGAGTGCTTCGGCCTCGCCCTGAAGCGCACGCAGACCTACATGTCCGCCGGCATGGTGGTGGCCGAGTCCAGTCCCGCTACGGACTACGCCGATGGCGCATGGAAGCCCAGTCACCCGCATCAGGGGCCGCCTGCTGCCGGCATCGCCGCGCTGTATGCGCGCGGTGACCGGCGCCGGTGGTACTGGCCGTGCCCCGAGTGCGGTGAGCGGTTCCAGGCAGCGCCCGGCTACGACGGCTTCGCCCTCCCGCCGATGGAGGAACTGCTGGAGCGTGTGGTGCTGGACGACGTACAGAAGATGGCTCGGCACTACTCGTTGCTGCACTGCCCCAACTGCGGCGTGGGACTCCAGCACCGGTGGAAGGATGAAATGAACCGGGCCGGCGTCTGGGCGGCTGAAGGTCAGCTGGTCCATGCAGACGGGACGGTAACTGGAGAGCGGCCGGCGGCGCGCATCGCCAGCTACTGGCTGGGCGGCGTCGCAGCCGCCTACCAGTCGTGGGAATCGCTGATCGAGCGTTACTTGCAGGCTCTGCGCACGTTTGCCACCACCGGTGAAGAGCGACCGCTCAAGACGACTCACAACGTTGACGGCGCGATCAACTACGTGCCGATGGCCGCGCGCTCGGCCAGCGACCCGAACGAAATGAAGGAGCGGGCCGAGGTGTGGCCGGCAGGCACAGTCCCTGCTGGCGTGCGCTTCCTCATCGCCACCGTCGACGTCCAGGCCAACCGCTTCGTGGTCCTGGTGCTGGGGTTCGGCGTTGGCGAATCCGGACAGCTGGAGCGCTGGGTGGTGGATTCCTTCACCCTGCGCACGTCCAAGCGCGAGGATGGCTCGGGTGGATTCCTTCCGCTGGACCCGCCGAAGTACCTCGAGGACTGGGAACGGTTGGTGGAGAAGGTGGTCAGCCGGCGCTACCCGCTTGATGACGAAACCGGGCGCAGCATGCCGATGCGCGCCGTGGGCATCGACTGGGGCGGCAAGGCGGGCACGTCGGTTCGGGCGCTGGAGTTCTGGCGTTCGCTCAAGGAGCGGCAGCTGCACGCGAGGGTGCGTCTGGTCAAGGGCGAAGCCCGGCGCGAGGCCGCCTTGTTCCGGGAAACTTTCCCCGACAGCCGCAAACGGCGTGATCGAAAGTCCGGCTCGAAGGGCGACGTACCGCAGTTGCTGCTCAACGTCGACCGACTGAAGGACACGGTCGACGCCAACGTAAAGCGAGCCGAGCCGGGCCCGGGCTACTACCACTTCCCGGACTGGCTGCCGGAGGCCTTCTACGCCGAACTGACCGCCGAATCGCGGACCGCGAACGGGTGGAAAAACCTGGCCGGCCGCCGGAACGAGGCATTCGATCTGACCGGCTACGCCGAAGGGCTGGCGCTGTGGCTGAACGTGCCGGCAATCAACCTGACTACGCCACCGGCCTGGGCCGCAGCGTGGGACGACAACCCTGACGTGAGGGCAGAGGACGCACCGCCGGCAGCGCCGCCGCGCACTCGCACCCGACGCGTCATCCGAAGCAATTACCTGGGACGCTGATATGGCATTCACCAAAGAGCAGGTCACGCAGCTTGAGGGCGCGATCTCGGCGGGCGTGCTGAGCGTCCGGTACGCAGACCGCACCGTGACGTACCACAGCCTGGCCGAGATGCGGAAGCTGCTCAAGCAGATGCGCGACGAGCTCGGCCATGCGAGCGGTGTCCGTCGGCGCCCGCGCATCGTGCGGCTCTACCAGTCGGGGACCGGCAATGTCTGACGTGTCCGAAGGCAGCTACCGCGCCGCAGGCAATGGCCGCAGGCTGCGCTTGTTCCGCCCGGTGTCGCTGGGCCCTAACGCGGCGCTGCTCGGTCTTCCGACGCTGCTGGCGCGTGCCCGGCACCTGGCCCGGAATGACCCGTGGATGGTCAGTGCGCTCAACAAGAGCGTGTCCAACGGCATCGCCACCGGCATCCAGGCGAAGCCGATCTGGGGCAACAGCGCGCACAAGCGGCGTGTGGCCAAGCTCTGGAAGCGCTGGGGCAAATACGCCGACGCCGATGGCGTGCTGGACTGGGCCGGTTTGCAGGCGCTGGCCTGGCGCGAGTGGAAGGAGGCCGGCGAGGTGTTTGCCCGCATCCGATACCGACTGCCGGAGGACGGCCTGCCGGTGCCCCTGCAGGTCCAGCTCATCGAATCGGAGCAGTGTCCGCAGCACTACAACGGCGTGGCCAGCAATGGCAACGTCATCCGGCAGGGCATCGAGGTCGATCGAATCGGCCGTCGCGTGGCCTACTGGATGTACCGCGAGCACCCCGGTGACCTGCACGTGGCGGTCAACGGGAATGAGCTGGTCCGTGTTCCGGCCGAGCAGGTGCTGCATCTGTACCGGCCGAACCGCGCCGGCGCCATGCGCGGGGTGCCAGGATCGGCCCCGGCGCTGCTGCGCATGTTCAATCTGGACCGTCTCGATGACGCGGTGCTGGAGCGGCAGGCGCTGGCCAACCTGTTCGCTGGTTTCATCACCACCGAGCCCAGCGCTGATAGCGACGAGGGCGCGGCGGTCGGTGACCTGGTCACCGGTGAAGATCCTGACGGCACCGCCATCGGTGGATTGGAGCCGGGGACGCTGCAGGAGCTGCCGCCGGGTCGAAAGGTCGAGTTTGCGAACCCACCGAGCGCGGGGGCAGATTACGCCGAGTTCCTGCGGGGCCATCTGCTCGCCATCTGTGCGAGCCAGGACGTGCCCTACGAAGTGCTGACCGGTGACCTGCGCAACGTCTCTGATCGGGCGCTTCGCCTGATCCTGAACGAGTTCCGTCGGGTCATCGAGCAGGACCAGTGGCTCTACATGATTCCCATGTTCTGCCAGCGCGTCCGCGATGCCTTCTTCGACCAGGCCGTGCTGGCGGGGCTGCTGAAGGTGCCGGGCTATGCAGCTCTGCGCGATGACGTCACAGAGACGCTGTGGGTGCCCGAGGGCTGGCCTTGGAGCCACCCGGTGCAGGACGTCACCTCCGAGATCAAGGCGGTCCGCGCCGGCTTCAAATCGCGCACGAAGGTGGTACTGGGGGCCGGTGAGGATCCGGAGCAGGTTGACCTCGAGCAGGCAGCTGACAACGCGCGCGCCGACGGCGCGGGCCTGATCTATGACAGCGACCCCCGGCGAACCAACGTCTCCGGCGCGCAACAGGACGAACCCGAACCCGGCGCCACTGGCGCCCCCAATGATCAAAGGAACAACGATGACGAATAAGCCCGGCCTGCTGGCCCGCATGTTCAGTCGTGGCAACCGCGCGCCTGTCGTCGCGACGCTGGCCAGCGCCATCCTCAACCAACCCCTCATGGTTCAGCCTGCGATTGGCGAGGCGCTGATCGCAGGCTACCTCGAGGGGAGCGTCACCAGCGCTGACAGCACGCTGAAGGCCGACCGCTTCGAGGTAGCGGAAAACGGGGCTGATGCCGTCGCCGTCGCGAAATCGGTGGTCGGCGTGATCAACCTGTCCGGCGCGATGGTGAATCGACCGATGCCGGGTGACAGCGGGCCGGGCCCGGTCAGCTATGCGGCGGTGCGCGATGCCTTCGACGAGCTGCTGGAGGATGACGAGGTCGCCTCGATCGTCTTCCGGTTGGACAGCCCGGGCGGCATGGCATCGGGCTGTTTCGATCTGGTCGACCGAATCTACGCCGCGCGAGGTGCCAAGCCCCTGTATGCGCTCGTGGATGACCACGCCTTGTCCGCGTGTTTCGCGCTGGCCACCGCATGCAACGAAATCTGGATCAGCCGCACCGGCGGTGTGGGCTCGGTTGGGGTCGTGGCCTTCCACTGTGACCGGAGCGGCAGCAACGAAAAGGTGGGGTTGAAGGTAACGCCGCTGTTCGCTGGCGAGCACAAGATTGACTTGAACCCCAATTTCCCGCTCAGCGAATCGGCTCGCGCGTGGGCGCAGGCGGACATCGACGGCCTGCACACCATGTTCGTGGAAACCGTAGCCCGAAACCTGGGAATGGACGCGGAGGCCGTTAGGGCAACCCAGGCGGCGTGCTACCGAGGGCAGGCCGCCGTTGACGTGGGTTTCGCCACGCGAATGGGCACGTGGCACGACCTGATGGCGCACCTGCGGGCCGGCGGCGCGCCCGCAGCGCGCACCGATGGTGATGCCGCAGGCGAGGACGATCCCGAGGCTGTCGCTGCCATTCCTCCGCCGACGACTGCAGCGCCAGCGGCGCCGGCAGCAGCAGCGGAGCAGCTGGTGGACGATGCGCAGGCGCCGAGCGGCGCTGCAGCCTTGATGGCCGCGATCGCCGTGAGCGAGCTGCCCGCCGCGATCGCGGTGGCGGTGCTGCGGCGTCCGGCCCAGCCGGGGGAAACCGCCGAGGCGGCGATTGAATATGCGACGGCGGTGCAGGACGCATGCGCCGCCACCCTGCGCGGTGACGAGACGCTCGCCGCCAGCTTCATCGAGAAGAACACCGACCTCGACACGGTGCGTACGCAGCTGCTGTCGATGAAGGCGGAAGAAGGCCGGGCCACCCAGGTCATCACCGCGCAACCGGCCTCGATGGCCGATCAACGAGTCGCCCAGATCAAGGCGCAGCTGGACCCCACCAACATCTACAAGAACCGAGGAAACTGACGATGGAAATCTCCCTGGCCGGCCCCCGTACCGGCGAATTCCTGCTCTCCGAAGCCGGCGGCGAGCGTAGCCGCGAGCTGATCCGCATTCCGGCGGGGCAGGGCGTGCTGCGCGCAGGCACCCTGCTCAAGGCGGACAACACCGTCGCCGCCACCGGCGCCGACGCGGTGAAGGTGCTGTACGGCGCCGTGGACACCGGCACCGACGTCGCAGACCTGGCGGTGAAGGGTGCCGCCGTAGCGCGCGATGCCGAGGTCTTCGGCGAGAAGCTGGTGTGGGCGCCGGGCGTGACCGCCGACCAGAAGCTGCTGGCAGCGCTGAGCCTGGCCGAGTCCGGGATCATCACCCGCTGGACCGAGCAGCCGATCGCCTCCAACGCGGCCGATCACCTGGTGTTCGTGACCACCCCGCTCACCGGTACCGCCGGCGAGCCGCTGTCCCCCATCGTCGCGCACGTCAAGGACGTGTTCGGCGCTCTGGTCACTGGCAGTGCCATCAGCGTGACCCTGGCCAAGGCCACCGGCGCAGGCAACCTGGCCGGCGGTGGCGCGAAGGCGGCGGTTGGCGGGGTGGTCACCTGGGATGCGGCCACCCTGAGCGCGGCCGGCGACTACACCCTGAAGGCGACGGCGCCGGACCTGGACGAGGCGGCCACCGAGACCATCACCATCGACGCCGCCGGACCGTAACCGCCGCCACCGCTTCACCTCAAAAGCCCTGCATCTGCGGGGCTTTTTTCGTATCCCCTTTCGAGAGAGACAAACACTATGGATCTGCAGACCCTTCTGGCGCTGGGCGTGCTGAGCGTCGAGTCCCTGAACGCCTACATCAACAACCTGCCGCGCATCTCCACCCGGCTGGCCGATATGCGCCTGTTCCAGGAAGACGGCCTGATTGGCACCACGGTCGTCAGGATCGGCATCGAGAACAACAAGCTGACCCTCGTGCCCAACGCGGCGCGTGGAGCCCCCGGCCAGCCCAAGGGTTTGGACCGCGGCAAGGTCAAGCTGCTGGAAACCACCCACTTGCCGCAGCGCTCGACGGTCATGGCTGACCAGCTGCTGGGCGTGTGGAACCCGACCGACCCGGAAGGTGCCAACGTCGCGGCGGTGGTCAACAAGCTCCAGGCCGTGCACAAGCGCGACCTGGACTACACCATCGAGTACCACCGCATGGGCGCGTTGCAGGGCAAGCTGCTCGACGCCGATGGCTCGGTGATCGTCGACTTCTACGAGGAGTTCGACATGCAGAAGGTCACCATCGGCATGGAGCTGAACAAGCCCGAGACCCGGGTTCGCGCCAAGACGGTGTCCATCAAACGTGCGATCGAGGACAAGCTCGGTGGCGTTCCGTATACCGGCGTCCACGTGTTCTGCAGTCCCGGGTTCTTCGATGCTCTCGTTGAGCATGATGAGGTGCGCGACGCTTACCAGCGCTGGCAGGACGGCGCCGCTCTGCGCACGGACCTGCGCAAGGGCTTCGTGTATGGGGACGTGATCTTCGAAGAGCTGCAGGGCAGCAGCGGCGGCAAGTTGGCGATCGCCGACAACGAGGCGATCGCGTTCCCGCTGGGTGTTCCGGACATGTTCCTCACCCGCTTCGCGCCGGCGGACTACCTGGAGACGGTGCGCGACGTGGGTCTGCCGTACTACAGCAAGACCGCAAAGCTGCGGATGGACAAGGGCATCGAGCTGGAAAGCCAGTCCAACCCGCTGAACATCAACACCCGCCCCGATGCGGTCATCCGCCTGAAGGCCGGCGCCAAGTAAGCGGCGCGCCCGGCCCGCTTCGGCGGGCCGGGCTGGAGGGGACATGGCACAGATTCGAATCACCGTAGACCCGGACAACATCCTGGACCGGCAGCTCACGGAGCTGGAGCAGAGCCAGCTTCCCTTCGCCGCGGCGCAAGCCGCGAACAAGGTGGCCTACGAGGTGCGCGAGCGCTGGAAGCGTCAGGCACCGCGGGTCTTCGACCGGCCGACACCGCTCACGGTGAACGCCGCCATGTACCGCAAGGCCACCAAGGCCCAGCCCTACGCAGAGGTTTTCATCCGCGACGAGGCGTTCAAGGGAACGCCTCCATCCAAGTACCTGGTGGCTGAGGTGGAAGGCGGCCAGCGGCGTCGCAAAGGTTTCGAGCGGCTGCTGCAGAGCAGGGGAATCCTGTCCCCGACTCAATTCGCGGTGATGGGGCGTGGTGCTCAGGCCAACCAGTACGGCAACGTGCCGGCCGGCCAGGTCACGAAGATCCTGTCGCAGCTCGGGGCCCAGCGGGACCGCTACCAGAACCAGACCGACGTCAGCAGAAAGCGCCGGCGCGGCAAGAAAAACAACCGCGACGGTGAGTACTTCGTGCTGACCACCCGCAAGGGGGCGCTACGCCCGGGCGTCTACGAACGCATCGGGCAAGGCTCAGGCGTCCGGTCCATCTTCATCTTCACCAACACCGCCGGATACCGCCCGCGCTACGACATCTTCGGGATGGCCGAGGACACGTGGAAGAAGCTGATGCCCTTCTTCCTCAAGCGCGAGTCGGAGAAAGCGATGCTGACCGCGAGGCCGCTACGTTGAGCCAGAAAGCATTCATGCAGTCCTTCGATGCCCTTGCGTTCGGGGCATTCCGTGCCGCCGGCGTCGCCGACGCGGCCACCTACACCCCGCCGGGCGCTGGTGCCGAGCCAGTGCCGTGCACTGCGCTGCTCGACGAGGGCGTGCAGAATTTCACCGACGAAGATCCGGCCACCGTGGTTGCCCGGTATGACCGGGTCACGTTGCAGCTTGCCGAGGTCACGCCGCGCAGCAGTGGAATCGTCGTCATTGAGGCCACAGGGCGCCGCCTGAAGCTGGAGCAGAAGCTGCGCGGCGATGCGTCCGCAGAGCAGTGGGAGGTATCCAATGTCTAGCCCGCCGAGCCCGCGGCGAAAGCTCCTGGACGCGATGGGCGTCACGCTGCAGGCGATCAGTAAGGCAAATGGCTACCTCACCGACGCGGGCAGCGGCTGGACGCTGGAGCCCCGGCCGGGTGACCAGGACACGGCTGCCTTGCTCACTGCCGTTGTCGAGAGGCAGCAACGGGCCACGGACCCGGCCAAGGTCAACAGCCACCGGCTGACCACCGTCAGCGTGATGGCGAAGGTGCCGTCCGGGACGGACGAATACCAGGCCACGCTCGATGACCTGGTCACCGACGTCGAGGCGGCACTGGATAGCCGCGAGTCGGCGCGCAACTACCCGCCCGGCATTCAGGTGCCGGTCTACGTGGGCATGGAGCCGCTGATGCCGGAGAAAGCCGGCGCCGGCTGGGTGGGCGTCCTGCTCACCTATCAATCGAATATCCCGAAAAAATGATCCGCCGCGCAGCGGCACAACTTGGAGAGCCAACATGGCCGAAGATCACAGCTACATTGGTAGCGGCGTCGTTCTGATCCGCGAATGGAACAGCGGCGAACCGTTCCAGGAGATCGGCAACGTATCCGCCTTCGCGGTCGCGCCGCAGACCAACACGATCGAACTGGCCGACAACCAGAACCCGGGTGGTGGCACGGCCAACCGTGTCGACCGCGTGACCGGTTACAACCTGAATTACACGTTCCACGACTTCAACACCGCGAACTTCGCGCGCGCGACCCGTGGTAAGGCCTCCACCATCGCTGCCGCGAGCGTCGACGACGAGCCGGCGATCGCGGCGAAGGGCTCGTTCGTGCCGCTGAAGAAGCTGGCCAGCAGCATCACGATGGTCGAAGATTCGACCGGCACGACCGAGTATGAGGAAGGGAGCGACTACCGTTACGAGCGGGGAATGCTCTTCATTCCTGCCGAATCCACCATTCCGGCGCCAGTTGCCGGCGAGCCCAACGTGCGCGTCACCTACCAGCACGGTGATCTGGGCCATGTCGAGGCCGGCGTGACCTCGCAGAAGTTCTACGAGATGCAGTTCTACGGCGCCAACGAGGCCCGTGGTGGAAAGCTGGTGCGCATGGTGGTGCACAAGGTCAGCGGGGGACTGATCGAGAGCATGGGCCTGATCGGGAACGAGTTCGGCGCCGGTAGCGTGCCGGGAGCCTTGCTCAAGGACAGCGCCAAAGCCACGGGCCCGCACATGTCGGCCTACTACCACTGGCAGGAAGAGAAGTAAGTCATGGACGACCTGGAAGTGATCACGCCCCCCGCTCGACATGTCGCCTTCCGTGGCACGCAGGTCACTGTGATGCCGCTGCGGCTGGAGCAGATCGGTCCCTTCATCGCTGCAAGCCGCACCATCATCGCCCGCGTGGCGATGGTGGCCGGCGTGGTGGAGGATGCCGGCCCGGTCGAGGTCGGCGCGCTCCTGCTCGACCTGCTCGAGCAGGACGGGCCGGAAGTGGCGAAGGCGCTGGCTGTCGCGATTGGCCGCGACGCGGAATGGGTGGCCGGCGGCACCTTGGACGAGGTCGCGGACCTGCTCGAAGCGGTCGTCGGGCTGAACCGGGATTTTTTTGCCCGCCGGCTGCTGCGTCTGGTCCAAGCGGCCAGGTCGGCGGGAGCCAATCCGGCGGCGGCGACCAGCACGGGCTGGCCGACCTCATCCAGTACCTGATCGCGCGCGGCCACGGCCGCCGCGACGTCCTCACCTACACGCTCGCCCAGCTGCGGGCATTCACCAAGGCCGCAGCCCAGGACGATCGCGAGCGCCTCGCTGATCTGGCTGTGGCGACCCGCATGGCCATGTGCGCACCAGCGGCCGACTGGCAGCTCTTCCTCACGGCTCTGCGTCACCAGTCCCCGGCCGAGTACAAGAAAGGAACCATGACCAATGGCTGAGCCCACGGCAAACCTGCGCGTCCGTTTCAGCGCGGACCTTGCTGACCTTCGCCAAGGCATGGGTCTGCTCGTTCGCGAGATGCGCATGGTTCGTGCTGAGGCCGCGCGTCCTATGCCGTCGAAGAACGGCATCGAAACCCTCGGCGTTTCCGCTGGCCAAACCGCTCAGGCCATGCGGCAGCTGCCCGCCCAGTTCACGGACGTCATCACCAGCATCCAAGGTGGCATGCCGTGGTTCACGGTGCTCATGCAGCAGGGTGGTCAGATCAAGGACAGCTTCGGCGGCATCGAGCCAGCTTTGAAGGGCGTGTCCGCGGCGTTGTTGGGAATGGTCAACCCGTACACCATCGCCGCGGCGGCCGTCGGCCTGGTTGTGTACGCGTGGTATGACGCGGAGAAGCAGGCCGAGGCCTACACGAAGGCTCTCGCGCTCTCGCGCAACGAGGCGGCCGCCACGACGCTGACACTCGTCGCGCTGGCGCAGCGCACCAGCGACGCAATGGGCGTCACAGCCGGCGCCGGCGCTGAGGCGGCCAGGGAGGTGGGATCGAACGGTCAGATAGCCGCCCAGAACATGCAGGCAGTGGCTGCAGCTGCAGTGGCTATGAAGGAGGTCACCGGTCAGGCGATCGACGACACCGTGGCGCTGTACGGAAAGCTTGCCCAGGACCCGCTCAAGAACGCCCAGAAGCTCAACGGGCAGGTCAACTTCATGACCGTCGCGCTCTATGAGCAGGTGAAGGCATTGCAGGATCAAGGCCGAAACCAGGACGCCGCGACCGTCATTACCCGCGCCGCGTCCGACGAGACGGTCATGGCGCTGGCGAAGGTGCGCGCCAGCCAGAATCCAGTGATCCGCGGGTTCAAGGACATCTTCGTCGAAGCGAGCAAAGCGTGGGCCGCGATGCAGAGCAACATGGGCTTCGGGCCCCAGGCCGCCCAGATGCAGCGCCTCATGGCGGAGAACCAGAGTGAGCTGAATAAGCTGAACAGTTTGGCCAATGGCAGCCAGAACGGCCTGCCGTTGGCTAGAAATTCCTTCGCTCTCGCTGCCATGCGCGACTCCATCATCGAACGCTCCGCGAAGATCAAGGCGATCGCCACCGATCTGATCAAAGAGCGTAAGGATGCCGAGGTGAAGGCCGCTCAGGCAGCGGCAGTCGATACCATGCGCGCCCAGGACGAGATCATTGATTCGCAGCTCTCTAAACAAGAAAAGCGAGACCGTGAGGCTAGCAAGATCCGTATGGAGGCTAAGGTCGCCATCGAGCGGGCAAACGCTGCAGGGCTGATCGATGTCGCCAAGCAACTCGCCGAGAAGCGCGAGAAGGCGCTCGCCGCTATCGACAAGAAGTATCAAGAGAAGCCGTCGGCCGGCACAGGCGCAGCATCACGCTCGGCCGGCTTGCAAGGCTACAAGGATGACCTGGTAGCCGAGCAGGCGCAGATCACCGCCGGTACGCAGTTGCTGCGCGCCCAGCTATCGGCGCGGGAGATCACCGCGGCGGAGTACTACAGCCGCATGCGGGCGCTCATCCAGCAGGGCACTGACGCGCAGGCCAAGTCGCTGGAGCAGCAGATCGCGTTCCTGCAGAAGCAGGCGGTGGCTGGGAAGGATGCGATCAACGTCAACCGGCAGATCGGGGACCTGGAGGCCCGGCTCTCGAAGGTGCGCACAGAGGGGGCTGGTGCCCTGCAGGTACTCACTACCGAGGAAGGCGCGGCTGCCAAGGTGAGGGCCAATGCGATTGCTGCCTACGCCAATGCGCTGGACGCGAGCAACGAGGCGCTGAGGCGGCAACTGTCCACCCAGGCCGAGCGTGTCGGAATGGGTGACCGCGAGTACGAGATTCAGCAACGGCTCAACGATGCTTACGCCGATCAGGCGGACAAGCTGCGCGAGCTTCAAATGCAGATGAATGCCGGCCAGGTCGACCAGGAGACGTTCGAGGCCGAGCGTGCCACGCTGCTCGCCAAGACCTTGGATCGCCTGCAAGCCATCAAAGACGGCTACGAGGAACTGCAGAAGGCTGAAGGGGACTGGTTGGCTGGCGCCGCAGGAGCGTGGGCGAACTACCAGCAGCAGGCGAGCAACGCAGCGCAGCAGATGGGCAGCGTGGTGGGGAGCGTCTTCAGCGGCTTCGAGGAAGCCTGGGCAACGTTCACCACCACGGGAAAGCTCAACTTCTCCGATCTGACGCGCTCTGTTCTTGCCGACTTGAGCAAGATCGCCATGCGCCAAGCTGTCATGGGTATCGCGAAAAGTTTTGGCGGCGGCTACACAGGCACCGTCAGCTCGCTCTACTCGGGGTCATGGGGATTCTCTGCAGGCGGATACACCGGTGACGGTGGGAAGTTCGAGCCGGCCGGGCTGGTGCACAAGGGCGAGGTGGTCTGGTCTCAAGCGGACGTGGCGCGCGCCGGCGGCGTGGGCATTGTGGAAGCCATGCGTCAGGGTTACCGCGGCTACGCCGAGGGGGGAGTGGTGGGCCCGTCAACCGCAGGAACGCTGCCGGGATGGGAGATCAATGTGAACGTGCGTAATGCGCCGCCGGGCACCACCGCGAGCGCCTCCAGAAACGACAGCGGAAAGTTCGACGTCGACGTGATTCTCGGTCAGGTCGACAGCTACATCGGCGGGCAGATTGCCGCAGGTGCGGGCGCGACCTACGCCAATATCAAAGGGCGCTTCGGCGCCAAGGATGCCGTGTAATGGCCTCACTCCCTCCTGTCGCACGGGTCATGTTCGACGGTCAGAAACGAGAGTTCGACCCCTCCGTGGAGCGCACCGAAATGGAGCGTGGTGTGCCTAAGCAGCGGCTGCTCAACACGCAGGTCCTGGTCAAGCAGGCCATGTCGCTCTACTTCGACAGCATCAGCGCGGCGGAGCAGTTCGAAGCCTGGTACTTCAACGAAATTCGTCGTATCGACTGGTTCACGATGGTCCACCCCTACACCGGCGCGCCTGTGACCGTCCGTTTCGAGGGTGGTGCGATCGGCGAGCTGGTTCCGGACGACAAATTCTCGTCGGACTACCGGCGTGATGTTGTAGTGGAGTACCTGCGATGACGTTCACTGAGCGCAAGCAGCGCGTCACCGACACCAGTGGAACGCTCCTGTTCCTCTCCGTTTCTGCGCCTTCGCTGCCTGGTCCGCTTCGGATCGTCAACGATACGCAGGACTGGGTCAGCCAGGGCGTGGTGTACCTGGGCGTGCCTTTCAGCTTCAAATTGCCCGACGACACGCGGGGCCAATCGCCGCGCGCGCAGCTCGTGCTGGACAACGTCGGCCGGGGAATCTCGGAGGATCTGGAGTCGCTCGGGCCCAATGAGTTGATGATGGCGCGGTTGATGGTCAGCGATCGTGCCCAGCCTAACGTGTACGAGAGGGACTTCTACTTGCCGGTCACCCAGGTGGTAGTGGGTGGCGCGACCGCCACGGCGCAGTGCGGCGTTGACTTCCTGATGCGTCAACAGGCCGTGCGACTGAGAGCCAACCCGTTCACCTTGCCGGGGATCTTCTGATGCGCCTGGCAGAGATTGAAGCGTTGGTTGGGGTGCCGTACTCCGAGAGTGCGTGCGACTGCGCCGACTTTGTGGTGCTGGTCCAGCAGCAGCTGTTCGGTCGAGCGGTGCAGCTGCCCAGCGGCCGCCCGCGTGGGGCCGAGGGGCAGGCAGTCATCGGCGAGCTGTCGAGGCCATATGGCACTGCCGTGGCGGCGCCGAGCGATGGCGACCTGGTGCTCATGATCGAGCACGGCATGAGGCGTCCTGGCCATGCCGGCGTCTACTTCCATCTGGCCCACGAAGGCTGGGTGCTGCACTCCAACGAGAAGAACGGTTGCAGCGTGCTGCACCGGGTTCGTGACTTGCCGGACTTCGGCTTGAGGATTGAGGGGTACTACCGATGGGTTTGATGAACGCCGCCACGCCATTGATCGTCACCCCGCATCCGGTGACGCTGGAGGGCCAGCGCACCGTGGCCGCCGAGCTGCAGGCGGGCGAGCGCTTGGGTGCCTTCCTCGCCCGCACCGTGCCGGACTACGATGGCGACCTGTGGGAGGTGCGGATCAACGGTGTTCTCGTGCCGCACGAGGTCATGGACCGCGTTCGGCCGAAGGTCGGGGCTGTCATCGAAGTGCGCGGTGTGGTGAAGAAGGCCGCGTTGATGATCGTCGCGCTTGTCGCGCTGACTATCTTCACCGCAGGTGTGGGGACCGCGATCCTGGCCGCTGGCTACGGCGCGGCCGTGGCGGGGCTGGCCCAAGCTGCTGTGTATATGGCCGGCTCCCTCCTGATCAACAAGGTCCTGGGCCCGAAGCCGCCCAAGCCCAGCGCAAGCGACGCCAGCGCGGTCTACACGATTGGTGCAGCCCGGAATCAGCCGCGCCCCTACGAGCCGCTGCCGCTGCTGCTCGGTGGGCCGTTGCGCATCGCGCCTGACGTGGCCAGCAACCCGTACACCTGGTACGAGGCCGACGACCAGTACATGGCGCTGGTTCTGACGCCGGGGATCAACGTGGGCCGGGTGGAGGCGCTGCACAACGGCGACGCGCTGTTGTCCTCCTACGAGGGCGTGACGGTCTGGCACAACGGCTTCTCCGGCATGCCCAGCGAGGACATCCCGCTGTATAGCAATGCCGACACCATCACCGGTGGTGCGCTGGAGGCCGAGAAGGGCGTGCCCAGCGCCTGGGTGCAGCGCACGAGCAGCACGAACACCATCCGCCTGAAGGTGGACGTGGACTTCATGCTGTTCGACGTCACCAGCAAGGGGAAGCCCAAGGACAACCAGGAGACCATCGAGGTTCAGTACAGGGTTGTGGGCGCTACCAACTGGATGGCGTTTGGCTCCTACGCCATCACCAGCCGCTCGCAGAAGCAGCAACGCCGCAGCTACTCGCTGGACGTGCACGAGGGCCAGTATGACTTGCGGGTGCGCATTGCCGGCCGCAACACCGATGGCAGCGGCGCCACCAGCGACTTCACCTGGTCCACGCTGACCAGCATCCAGAGGGACACCGCCAATTACGCGGGGATCTCGCGCATCGGCATCCGCATCAAGGCGACCGGTCAACTGAACGGCCAGCCGGATGAGATCCGCTGCGTGGCGCACTGCGCGCCGGTACCGGTGTGGACGGCCGGCGGCTGGGTCACTCAGGAAACCAACAACTGCGGCGCGCTGATCCTGGCCTACGCCCGTGGTTTCCGCGATGAGGATGGCAAGCTGATCGCGGGCATCGGACTGGACGATGTGCAGATCGACATCGAGGCGCTAAAGGCGTTCATGCTGTTCTGTCAGGACAACGCCTACGGCTACGCCCACTACCTCAAGGACGTGCGCAACCACGACGACGCGCTGAACGCCGTGGCACTCGCTGGCTTCGGCCAGATCAGCTGGGCGGGGGGGCGGCTGTCGGTGGTATGGGCCGGCGCCGAGCAGCCGCTGTCGGGCGTGGTCAACATGGCCACGATCAAGAGAGGCCAGTTCCAGGTGGGCTACACCCTGGCCAACGCGGCCGATGGGATCGAGTACAGCTACTACGATGCCACCGACTGGACCACGAAAACACTGCGCGTCGCCGCGCCGGGCGTGACCACCATGCTCAACCCCGCGACGGTGCAGGGCGAGGGCATCACCAATGAGGCGCACGCCGCACGCATGGCGCGCTACCACCTGGCGCAGTCGCTGTTCCAGTACAAGGACATCAGCTACAGCACCGACATCGAGCACCTGAGCTACCGCCGTCTGTCGGTGCTTGCGCTGCAGCACGACCTGACGCAATGGGGCTGTGGTGGCCGGCTGGTTGCGGCGAGCGTGGAAGGTGGAGTGGTCACCCTGCAGCTTGACGAGCCGGTTCCCGCCCCGACCGGGAGCAACGCGTGGATCGGTTTGCGCATCCCGGGCGAGCGGGTATACCGGGTATTCGGTGTCCAGCCGTTCACCGGCACCAGCGACACGCTGCGCCTGACCGGGGCCTGGCCGGCGGATGCCCCGTTGCCCGGTGCCGCTGCTGGCAATCCTGCCCACGACACCATCTGGATCTACGATTTCAAGCAGACCCCGGGCTATCGGGTGCGCGTGACCGCGATCGAGCCGGAGAGCGATCTCAAGGGCGCCAAGGTCTCTGTGGTGCCGGAGCCGCCGGAGTTCTGGACCTACGTGCTCACGGGCGAGTACACCCCGCCGGCCAACACGAACCCGGTCATCAGCCGGCCCATCGCCAGCGGCTTGGCCGTGACCGAGCAGCAGGTGGTGCAGGGCGACACCGTGTTCACCGAGCTGACCGTCACCTTTGGCATCAGCGGCCCGGTAGGCAACGTGGTCATCCTGGCGGCCGGCAGCGACGGCGTGCTGGCCGAGGTGGCCCAGACGGCCACTCGGACCGCCACGTGGCGCATCAGCCGTGCTGACCAGTACACGGTGGTGGTGCGGCCCTTCAGCCCGGACGGGCAGGTGGGTGTTTCGGCTTCGGTGACCTACATCACCGCCGGCGCCGACGTGCCGCCTCAGCTGGTCGACTTCTTCGACGTTGACGAGATGTCGGGGGGTGTCCGCATGTACACCTGGGGGTTCTTGTCCGAGTCCATCCAGTCGCCCGACTTCGCCGGGGTGGAGGTGCGCTACCTGCCGGGTACGGTGGCGCAGCCGGATTGGACGGCCATGACGCCCATCGGCGAGAGCGGCTACCACACGGTGCCGTTCGAGGCGGTCGTGCCCACGTCCGGCGCGTGGACCTTCGCTTGCCGCTCGCGCAACACCGCCGGCGAGCTGTCGACCGGCATGCGTGTGGTTTCCAGGCAGCTGGGGCGGAACCTCGGCGAGCAGATGCAGGAGACCTGGGAAGAGGCCGAGCGGGCGAACCAGCGCATCGGGCAGGAGATCATCGATCGCTTGGCCGGGGACGTGGCGGCCATCAACAAGGCTGTGAGCGACGCACGCCAGTACACCGACACCCAGGTGGCCGCGCTGAACGGCATCCTCGAGGACATCGTCGGTGCGGACGAATGGACCGCGGGTGGCGACTATCCCAAGGGCGACTTCGTCCGCCATGCCGGCACCATGTACCAGGCGCTGGTGCCGAACACCGGCGTGGAGCCGGGCACGGATCCGGCCACGTGGCGGGAGATCGGTGACTACACCTCGGTCGGTGACGCATTGGCGGCGTCGATCAGCATGTCCACGCAAAACACCACCGACATCTCGGCACAGGCGGGCCGCATCGATGCCGTGGTGGCCCAGCTGCCGGGCGATGGTGGCGCCGCAGCCAGTGCGGCGCAGGTGGCCGGCCAGATTCAGGCGCTGGCGGAAGTGGACGCGGCGCTGGCGCAGCGTCTGGATACCACCAGCGCGGAACTGGACGGCAAGGCCAGCAACGCACGGGTGAACAACGTCGAACTGGCCAGCGTGGGGCGCGACAACGCTCTGGGCCAAAGCCTCTCCGAGACGAATGCCGCGTTGGCAGGGAAGGCGTCTGCGGATGCGCTGCAGCTGCTCAGCAGCGAGGTGCAGCAGCTCGAGGGTGCGGTCAGCGCGAACAGCACCGCGATCACGCAGGTGAAAGCGTCCACCGCTGCCAATCCCAACATGATCGCCAACCCGACGTGGCGCAGCGGCTTCGCATCGTGGACCACTCCGGCAAGTGGTGGGGCGTACTCGGACGCCAGCTTCGGACCGTTCGCGGCGATCCTCGCCACCGCCAGCAACGACACCTCCTACCAGTTCATCCCGGGCCCCATTACGCCCGGGCTCCACACGCTGTCCGGGGAGATCTTCCGCAACGGGCTGCAGGGCAATGCCCGGTTGGGGCTCAGCGCGTACAACAGCGACGGGCTTATCGGTTCGGTTACGGCGATGTCGGACCCGACCAAGCTGGGTGTCTGGACCAGGTACAGCTGCACGATCGACGTGCCTGCCGGCACCACCCGTCTGCTGGTGGGCATCATCTGCGAGGTCACCGACGCCGTATCGTCCTTCCGACGGCTGAAGCTGGAATTGGGTGCGGTGCCGACGGTGTGGAGCGACGAGGTGACCGTCGGCGGCACCGCGTCGGCCACGCAGGCCTTGGAGGTTCGCGCCACGACTCTGGAGAACGGCCAGAGCCAGATGTTCGCCAAGTACACCTGGGCGCTCGACGTCAACGGCCGCGCGATCGGCATGACCTCGGTGAACAACGGCACCATCGGCCGCATCGACTTCGTGGCCGACCGCTTCGGAATCGTAGACCCGAACAATACCGGCAGCACCACGTTCGAGGGTGGCCGTTGGCTGACGCGGTCGGGCGGCCTCCTGCTGGCGCACGGCAAGCCATTCGGCACCTCGGGGGATATTCTGTTCTGGATCGGCGTCGGCTCAGACGTGAATGCCTGCAGCAAGGCCAACGGCCTGCTGTGGTTCGACAACAAGGGCGCCGGCTTCTTTGGGGGCTCACTCTCGGCCGGCATCCGGCGCAACGCCTACCGCTCGACGGCCGTCTCTACGACCGCGACGGTGGAGTCGCCGCCGTTTGGCACCGGTGGAGCGCCCAAGACCGTGGTCTTCAGCCTGGCCTACTACAACTCCGGCTACTTGGATTCGGGTACGCCAGGCGTGGTCGCCAACAGCGTGATCATGACCTTGCAACGCAGCTACAACGGCGGTGCGTGGGAGACCGTCAGTTCGATGCAGGTTGGCGGACAGACGTCGGTCTACTACGACGATCTGTGGGGGCGGTACAGCTACGAGGCGCAGGTCGGTGGAAGTGTCACGTTCACCGATGGCCTGCCTGGCACCGGGACGTTCGCCTATCGGGTGCTGCTCAGCGGCGCCGCCGGCCTGTGGCCGGTCACCCTGGCCGAGGCCAACGGCAGCAACTTCCACATCGGCTCCCAGGAGCTGTCCTTGATCAGTACGGAGGCTTGACGTGGCAGTAATCAGCGAGAGCGAGCAGTTCGGCACGAAGGTGGAGGCGATCGCGCCTCGCATCGGGATCGACTGGAGCCCGTACACGAACGACGGGCCGGTGACTTTCCACTTCGAGAAGGTGACCACGCAGGCCGACGGCACGGTCCTGGAGCGCACCTTTCTCGGCGTGCTGCCGGCACGGATCAGCGAACTGCTGGCGCGGGACTACACCGTCCAGCACCCCGTCACCGGCGAGGAAACCGTGGAGCCAGGGTGGAAGCTCATGGCCATGATCAAGGCGGCGACCGACGCCGTCTACGCGAACAACACTGCCGGTGAGTGACGACACCTTGGGCGGAGAATAGCGAATGGAGGAAGCGGCGCGCCGAAGCTGAATTGCTGTGTATCAGTCTTCCAAGCTTAGAAGCGATGCGTCCGTTGACCTGCTCGGATAGCCGCAGGGAAAGCGCACTAGGAACTCCAAGAAACGAGCGCCAGAGATCGCTTGCCTACTTCCGCACCGAGGACAGGTTAGAACGGCGCCACTGGCCCCAATAGGGTGTAGCTCCGGTTCCTCCCTTCCAGTGAACATGTGGTGGCAGCTGTTGCAGTCCGCACGCACCAACGAAACCTTGGTCTCTCGGCTACAGGGTGCGAAATTGACTTCCAGAAGATAGAACAGACCGGTGTTTGGCATTCGAGCCTCCTCTGCATTTGGCTCAACATGGCCAAATGCTGGGTCTCCTGCGCTGTTGCTGGTATCCGCATCGGGTCGGCGTAATGTCAACTTGCGCCTACCGGTGTTGCGATAGTGTGAGGCAAGTAAAGGACTCTGCATATTCACAGCATTTGTGAAAGCTGGCTTGGAAGTGGCCAGCATCGGGCATGTGCGAGTGCGTTTCGTCGTGGTTCACCGTCTGTCAGCGAGATAGATAGCTCCTGAGCGTGAGTACTCGTGCTGCTTTGGAATCCTGCAAGAGACGGAGCGCAGTCTCCTTTCGTAAACCCATCGAGGCAACCGTCTCGCGGATAACCACGGTGTCATATTCGCGAGCATTGCTGTCAAAGCATGTGGCAGCTATGCATGACTCGGTAGTCATTCCGCAGACCACGAGCTCGTTCGTGCCGAGTTTGGCCAAGAGAATTGCAAGCGGGGTCGCCAGGAAGGCAGAGTGCTTTGGCTTGAGAATGAAGTAGTCGCCGGTATGAGGCCGCAGCTTCTCTGTGATCGTGGAGGCCGCACCCTCAGTTGCCGCGCACACGCGAACCAGGTCTCGAAAGTCCATTTGCCAGTCAGCAAAGTTGTCATTGGCATAGATGACGGGAAGACTACGTGCACGAAAATACTGGCTGAGACGCGCGATCTGGCTTGCTGCCCGTACGGCGGCCGGTTCGAGACCCTTTGCGTTCGGGAAATCGAAACGGGTGAACATGTCCACGATGAGGAGTGCCGGTGTTCTCTTCTTCATGTGTTGGCAGGTTGGTTAATCGCCGGTCTGACTGTGTGGGGCAGCGAGCGGCTTCGATTGAGGGGAATCCTTTTGGCGGAGGAAGATGGTGAGAATCACCAAGGCCAGCACCGCCAGGAACTCGCTCTGCCAGTTCTGGAAGGACTCGAACCAGAAGCTGCTGGAGTGCAGGTGCTCCCACCACGTGGGTGGCGCGACGCCATGCGCAATCTGCTCATCCACCTCCGCCTGCCAGCTGCCTGCCAGGTGCAGGCAGAAGCTGATGAAGAAGAGGCCCGCAAACGCGATCGCCAGGGAGTGACCGTAAAGAAGCTTCCAAAGCCCGCCTTTACGCAATGCCCAAGGCTCAGGGCCAGGCTCAATACGCTCCTGTTCATCTGCAGGATTCATCGGCCTGGATTCTGCCGAACCCTTCTGCCTCAAGCTGACCGTAAGCAGCACATACATGCCCATCTGAAGGAACTCGCTCTCCCAGTTCTCGAACGTGGCACTGACGAAATGGCCGCTGTGCAGGTAATCCCAGAGACCCAGGGTGCCCCTGCCTGCTTCTGCCAGCTCTTCGTTATGCGTGAGAAATCCCGTCCAGATCTGGCCAATCAAAAAGCATGCGAGCAGCAGGAAAAGTACGATTGATAGTCCGTTTCTCCGCCACATACCCGTCAGACCTCGTTTACGCAGCCACTCCTCTAAGCGGCCGCGCGCTCGGCGCTAGAAAAAGGAGCGGCACGGAATGCCGCTCCTAGTGCGATGGTTGCAACCATAGATGTCAGTGACTCACCTTCAACCTATGCAGCCTGTGCGGCCTTTGCGTTGCCGCCCGCCTTGGCGAGAATTGTCAGCTTCTCGTCAGTCGCCTTTTCCTCATCCAGCGTTTCGATCAGCAGCGGAAGCGCCGCTTTGTAGCCCAGCTGCTTGGCGAGCGCGGCAATGGTGCCATAGGAGGCAATCTCGTAATGCTCTACCTTCTGTGCACCGCCGATGAGAGCCGCATCACGCACGGGGCCTTCCTCGATACCATCGATCGCTTCCTTGCCTTCCTCGATTAAGCCTTCCATCGCGGCGCATTTGATGCGCTTCAGACGGATGCCAAGCAGTTCCACAACTTGATCGATCCGCTCAACTTGACCTTGGGTTTCCTCAAGGTGGGTCTCGAACGCGGCTGAGAGATCAGGGTCGGATGCCGCGCGCGCCAAGCGCGGGAGCGCCTTGGTGAGTTGCTTTTCGGCGCTGTAGATGTCCGAAAGCTCGTGAATGAAAAGGTCTTCTGCTGTTTTGATCGCCATTTCAGAAAGCTCCTGTCCAAGTACGGAGTTTCAACCTACCCCGTTGATCGTTAGGGTGACGCCCATTTCTGTGAAAGTGGCATAGACACTCTCCCGGAGGTGGCGGCTACCTTCATAGGTCTTCAAGGTTTTGGCGGTCGTTCATAATCGTCAGGCCGGGCGGTTTCGTCTTGCTCCGGCATATCCTTGTCCTTCCACTTTGCATCGTCGTTGCGAAGCTTGTCGGGCGTGTGTGCCTTGTCCTGGTCGTCAACATCGGCGGTAGGGTTGAGAGGAAGCTTGCTCATTGTCTTTGCTCCGTTAGGGCCCCGCATAACCGTATCGCTGCGAGCGTGAGGGTGATGCTCTCTGCTCCGGCGCTTGTCGTGATCCACGAGAGCCTGGTGAGCTGCAGGCCGTGCCTCGGTCAAGGATCACAAATGCGCGCAGGGTCGGCGCAAGGCATGGACAGCAGGTCACCCACGAGTTGGGGGGAACAGCCTCGCGGGAGCGTCGCGGATTAGGGTCTGGACGAATCGGCCGCACATAATTGTGATCCCGTTCCTCGTTCAGCGACGGGGCGTTCGCGCAACTTTTACCCGGCGGGCGTGAGTATCGAGTGCCCGGCTGGTGAAGGAGAACGACATGACCCCCGGCGCCGTGCGCATACTTGATCATTGGGCGTCCTCGCCCGACTTCCGGGCTCTGACGGTCGCTGTGGCTGCCGCACAGCTCCAGGAGGTGCTGCCGCACTATCCCCATCCAAATGACCAGCCAGTGGCGATCTGTGTCAACGGCTACCGCTGGTTTGTCCACGAGATGGAGGCGGTCGCGGATGCGATTTACCGCGCGTCGCGCCGTCCGCACGAGCTGGGCGAGACCCTCGCCGGCGCAGACTGGGACGCCGATGTGAACGAACAGGGGTTGTGGGCTCTTCCTGGCAGGTGTTCGCGGCGTACCCACAACGAGCGGGTGCGCCACGAGTTCCCGATGGGTAGGTCGCAGGCCAGGCCCGGGGCGCCGCTCCCGGATCGCAGGGCGTGAGACGTTCATCCTTATCCTGCCCCCCCATGCTTCCTCATGACTTCGAATGGGCGATGTCCCTCCCCAACCCAGACTGCCGCCCGGACGTGATCCGGCATCGTGGGCAGTGGGTCGTCAGGCTCCACCAGCGGGTGGATAACGGGACGTGGTTTGCCGAGCTGGATGTGCAGCGGGAGCGCCGGCCGAAGAGGCTCTGTGAAAGCTACGACACCGGCATCATCGGTGCCGAGCTGTGGGTTGAGCGTCACCAGGACCGGCTGCGAACCGAGGTGCTGGCCAAGTACGCCACCGCGAAGTTTCCCGTCAAGCAATTAGGGGAGTTCCACGCGCCCCATCCCAAGGCCTAGACGGAGCAGGCGCCAGCCCGTAATAGTGGCGTCTCGCCCTGGACCTGCCCCATACCCATGAGCATCCTCAACGTCTTGCTGCGCCCTGACAAGCTACTGGTGGCCGTCGACACCCTCGCGCAGGACGCGCACACAGGGCAGCAGTCCGAAGGCGCCAAGCTCCTGCTCATCCCCCAGTACAACCTCGTGCTGGCCTGTAGGGGCTCGGCTCAGTTCTTCTTGAGGATCTACGAGCTGTGCCTGCAGGCCAGCTTCCGTGCGGATTTCACGATGGAGCAGCTCATGGCCGAGCTGGGCCTGGTGATCGACAAGGTATGGCCAGCCTACGTGGAGGCCGCCGATAGGGCAGGTCTGCCGCGAAGCGACCTGCACACGGAGCTGGTTCTGGGTGGCTGGTCGCCGAAGAATGGCCGGATGATGGCTACGGCCTACGCCAAGGACGCTGGCGGCGCGGCCGCAGTGGTCCAGGTACTTGCCGGTGGGCTAGCCTCGCCTGGTGAACCCCTGCGGGGTCGACCGGACAGCTTCGAGCCTGCTGACGTCCTGGAGGCGGGGCGGCTGCAGGCGGAATTTCTCAATCGAGCCTCACGTCGAGAGGTCGCGGGCGGCCGGCTCCTGGCGGCCTTGCTGAACCACGGTAAGGCGACCGTCTCAGACCTCGGCGCCGTGTAACTGGGGACGCGTACGCCGGGCAATGCGTGGTGTTTGGTGCGGCTGAACCGACAGGTATCAGAGCAGTTTAGCCGCGGTGCCCTGTCGATCGCAGTCCCTGTGACCGCTGGGCGTATCCTTCCCAGCATGCCCCTCCCTGATGGCTTCCAATGGATCGGCGCCAAGCAGGAAACACCTGGTTGGCCCAACGTTGTGGTTTGCGACCATCAGTGGGGGGCCCAGATCATCCAGCGGGTGGACTGTAGCGGCTGGTTCGACCGGATTGATGTTCAGCTAGAGGCCGATGGCCGCGGTTGGCGGACGAGGGACTGCAGCAGCGAGGCCGCCGACCGGCAGGAATCCATGCGTGCGTCGTTGAGGCGCCGCCAAGAGCGCCTGGAGCTGGAGGTCCAACAGGCCGCTCGGTTGAAGGAGGCGACCACCACCCGGTATCTCCATGACTCGCTGGGAGACCCCCGCCACGTGACCCTATGAAGGCGTGGATAAGGGCGGGGAATCCATCCAGGCTTAGCTTCGCCTCTGTTCTGGCATACTCCCGCCCACGGAGCTATACCACAGGGGAAGGATGCAGTGCCTAAAAAGATCGCCAAGACCGTCTACGCAAAGAAGATTCGCTTTAAGGCCGGCCGGCACAAGGATTTTCAACCGGAGCCAATTGAGAAACTGCTGACGCGCCTGCAGCAGGCCGCGCCGACGTGGTCCAAGCGGCACTGGCCAGTCGTGCCTGATGGTGGACGTTTAGAGCCTGGAGTTGCTTGTGCCTTCATAAGGCGCATAGCGAGCCGCCCCCACGGAGACGAGAAGGGTCTCTATTTTGAGGTTGGCAGCTACACAAATGGTCATGCGCCAGATCAGATGGAGCTGGACTTTAATGCTGCTGAGCCAGACATCACTACGGAGCCCGTACGGGATGCCCAGGGAAAGGTCCGAGAAATTGTGACCATTTGTCGATGCGTCGCGCTCGGCGAGACCCTCATTGTAGAGAATGTCATGGGTAGTGGGGGTGTCGGCGGCGTTCAAAAATTGCTAAGTCGCCTCTTCAGCTATTTTCTTACGTACGGAGACACACGAAGGAAACACCCGACGCTTGAACTTCTTGATGTCACGTCTGCAGATTTGCGCACCGCCATCATGCGCGGGCGGGGAGTAAAGAAGGTATTTTTGCGCATGGTGGAAGGGGCTGATCCGGGTGACGACGGCTGGGCCGCACCACTTAAGAGTTCGAAGGGGCGATTTCGGAATGCGCAGAAATTCGCTGGAATATGGGAGTCATCTGATGATGAGGTTCTGAATACCGATGATGTCGTCGCTGCAGTTGATGACTCGATGGAGGAAGATTCTGCGCTCGATAAAATTACGCTGGAGCTAAATGACGGCAATAAGTTGACGGGTCTCGGCAGCTATAAGGCGCGCTCACAAGTTTATGTTACTATGGATAATGCCGGATTGTTGCATTACAGCGAGTTGATCGAAGGACTGTGGAGCTATTTGGATGAGCTTCGGATTACGCGAAATAGGTGGCGACTTATCAACGATGGCGGGTTCTTCAATGCAGACGCGCCGGTCATTATTCAAGAAGTTGGCTAATTTCCTAGCCGAACAACTTCCATCCGAATGGGCTACCTGGGGTGATGTGGCCGGAGAGATGGGGCGTTTTCGTAGTCCTGATCGCAGGGAAAAGGTCCGAAACCGCCTTTTCTCTGTGCTTATCTTTGCGCTTGGAGCAATTCCGGGTGCTTTGGCATCCCCTGCCGTTGTTGAGCTTTCGGAAGGCGCTCTCGGTGCAATTTTCGGCGGGGTGCTTGCGTTCTGTGGTTTGCTTGTCGGGTTTTTGGTCACGCTGATGCTTTTTACTGGACGCCTCGGAGCTGTTCAGAGTTTGAGTTTTGAGGATCTTCGTAGTTATGGTTCTCGACTTCGCTACCTGCTTGTGTCACAGGCAGTAACTTTGGCATTTGCGATGATTTGTGCAGTTCTTTGCATAAGTTACTTGATCGTGTATTTCTTGGGGGCGCCGCTGCTTTTGCACTCTGTGAATTTGGCCATGCTGCTTGGGTTTTTGATGCTTTGTTTGGCCCGATCAGCTCTGCTGCCAATTCAAATATTTGAACTCCACGATGCGCACTTGCATGACGAGCTTTCCGCAAAAGCGGAGGATAATAATAAGAAATATAAGTGATTTTTGTGGCTGCGGGTTTGGCGCGCGGGCCGTCGATGCTTTCAGTCGGTCCGCAGCTGCACCGAATTCCCGTCCCGCAGCCTGTCCAGGTAGTCCGCCCACATCTGCATCATCCGCACCCTCTCTTGCAGGTGCGAAGTACGGTTGTACGCTCGCCCATTTGGATCCTTCACTGCATGTGCAAGCTGGTGCTCGATGATGTCCGGCCGGACGCCAAGTACCTCATCCAACAAGGTGCGCGCGGTGGCGCGGAACCCATGTCCGGTGACGGTGTCTTTGTCGAACCCCATGACGCGCAGGGCCGCCAACACGGCGACCTCCGACATCGGCCGTTTATCGCTGCGCCCGCCGGCGAACACGTATTGGCCGTGGCCGGTCACAGGCTGCAGCTGCCTGAGGACCTCCACCGCCTGCCTTGCGAGGGGAACAATGTGCGCTTGGCGCATCTTCATGCGCGTGGCCGGAATGCTCCAGATTGCGGCGTCTAGGTCGACCTCCGCCCATTCTGCCTGCCGAAGCTCGCCGGGCCGCACGAACACCATCGGGGCCAGCTTTAGCGCCGCCTGGACTACGGGTGTGCCGTGATAGGCATGCAGGGCACGCAGCAGCCCTCCCAGCTGGACGGGGTCCACAATGGCGGCGTGGTTTTTCTCGGGAGCCGGCACAAGCGCTCCGCGCAGGTCAGCGACAGGGTTCCGCTCAGCACGGTCGGTTGCCACGGCGTACCGCATCACCTGTCCGCAGTTCTGCATCACCCGATGGGCTGATTCGAAAGCGGCCCTGGCCTCCATCCGCCGGGCGACCTGCAGGAAGTCCGAGGCCTTCAGGTCCCCTGCGCGCCGTGCGCCGATGTAGGGGAACACGTCCTTCTCGAACCAGGCGATCACCTTCTTGCCGTAGGCCGGCACCCAAGGGCGGCCAGCGAGCCACTCCCGGGTAATGACCTCGAAGCTCTCGCCGTCCGCTACGGCACGGGAGGCGGTCGCGGCCTTGCGGTGTTCGCTCGGGTCTACGCCGCGGGCCAGCAGGCGACGCGCGTCCTCTCTTGCCTCTCTGGCCTTGGCCAGACTGACGTCGGGATAGATGCCCATGCCCAGCAGCTTCTCCTTGCCGTTGACGCGGTACTTCCAGCGCCAGTAGCGGGAGCCATTCGGGTGGACCAACAGGAACAGGCCGCCACCGTCAGACAGCTTCTGCTGCTTCTCGGTGGCCTTTACGCGACGGATCGCGGCATCGGACAGGGGCATGGGGGTACAAGGTTTTCAGGGCGGGCTTGTACCCCTAGATATACCCCCAGCGTCTCATGGGCTGCAACGGAACAGGCCGGACAACCCCGGACAACAAAAAAGCCGGAACCCCTTGTTTGACGGGAGGTTCCGGCTTTCTGTGGTCCTTGTGGGACCGTCTAATGGTGGAGGTGGGCGGAATTGAACCGCCGTCCGAAGGCACTCCATCCCCGGTACTACATGCTTAGCTCACCGTTGGATCTCATCCTGTGGCAGCACGGTGTGCAAAGCGCACCCCAGGACCAGCCTGCTTTAGTTAAGTCGTGACTGACAGGCAGCCATCACAACCGGTTCCGTGATAATGACCCTACACCTACGAGCACGGGCACAAGTAGGTTCGGGGGTTCGCCTTAGGCGGCTGTAGAACTAAACGCTAAAGCTGTTTTTAGGCAGCGATTGCGAAGTCGTTCGAACCGTAGTTGTCGTCGTTGGCAACTAAAAGTTTGCTGCTGGATTAACGAGGAAAGCTGCCCCCTCGGCATGCACCAAGTAACTTCACAACCCCCGTCGAAACCAATGCACCCCCGGTTTCTTCAAGAACGGTAAGGCTTTTAAACCTCCGACCCTGTCCGAAGACAAAGCCTGAGGTTCACCTGACAACGCGAATGCTACGCCTATTTGGCTGAACAGTCACGTTGGGCCGTTCTCCTCTACCATGCAGCCCGCCCCTCTCCACTGGACCCCCATGCTTCTGCCAGGACGCCGGCCTCCCTTCGACGTACGCATCGGCGCGCTGCGTGCGCCGGCCCCGTTGAGTGTGTCCCACCTGGCTCCGGGCGGCATTGTGCTGGCCCAGGGGCTGACGCGGCAGACCGTGCCATTCGATGACCACGGGCCGCGCAGCGACAACCCGGCCTTGTTCGATGCGCTGCGGAAGCTGAACGCAGACGGGGTGCCGTTCCAGTTCCAGCCGCACGCGGTGGATGCGCCGGCGCGGCTGATGGCGTGGTGGCAGGAGACCGGCCGATTGGCGGCCAGCTTCTCGGAAATCGCCTGGCTGTCGCCGGTGCAATGGCGGATCACGATCATTCCCGTGCCGGTGCGAGGGGTGTTGGGCTGGGATGGGGAGGCCGGTGCGTTTGGTGGCTGAGGTGGCCGCCAGGCGGGGTAGGGGCATCCCGATGGACGCGCTGCGTTGATGCTGGGAGGATGCCGGCAGGGCCAGCCGGCCCATTCAAGGAGCAGCACATGACAGGGAAGAAGGGCGTCGTCGGCATCGCACTGTGGCTGCTGCTGGCTGGTGCGGCGGCCGCACACGAGGGGGCCGGCACGCAGTCGGTCGTCACCACCCGGGCCAACCATGCGGCGGGGTCGAGTCCGGCGCAGGGCATCGAGAAGTGGCTGGCGCAGGTCTCGCCCGATCGCCCGGCGATGCTCTCCGGCGGTGCGTTCACGGTGTCGCGCACGTATCCGGCCGCTGGACCGGTGATCGACGCGGACCTGCCTGCGCAGGGCGTCGCCGGCGAGTCGCGTACGATCACCCGCCGCCTGCCGGCCGGTGACACAGAGCGCTGGCAGTACGTCTGGCAGAACGGGCGCTGGACGCTGGGCGCCTACGATTACGTATCGGCCGCACGCAACGCCGCACGCAGGCGCTGA